ACATACTCCGATTCGTGAAATCTGTCAGGCAATTGAGGAGAGCAAGCCGGATGTGATCTATTTCCCGGATGCCGGCGCAATGAAACGATATGAAGGAACTGTTCACTGGGCACTGGATCGAGCAAAGTGCAGTGCCTATATCATCCATGGCGATAAAAAGCGGGACTGGGCAACGGGCAAAATTCTCGGTCTGGATGTTGTTGGTGAAGTGAAGCCTGGTGAAAAGGTTCTGATGATCGATGATATCTGTTCTTACGGTGGCACTATGTTCTATTCAGCCAAGAAGCTGAAGGAACTGGGCGCGGGTGATATCGATATGTATGTCAGCCACTGCGAAAACAGCATTCTGGATAAGGAACGCGGCCATCTGTTTGATGATCCGGAACTGATTCATATGGTCTATACCACAGACAGTATCTTCACCGGCCATCACGACAAGATCACTGTTTTTGAACACAAGTGGGACGAGGACTGATATGGAAGTTTGGGCATTAGATATCCATTTTAATACGGATGGAGATTTTGGTTGGCGGCTTGCTCCGGTTGCAATGACCTATAATGCCAACAATCAATTTTACAGGCTGAGTGTAGTTCGAGAAGTTAAAAACGATGTCGAAAAACGTCAGGTGATTGCCGAATTTAATTGGATTTTGGAACAGCTGATTAAAAATCTTTATACCACCAGAGAGTACGTTTCCGACTACGTTGAAGAAATGCTAAATGACTCTCTTGGCGAAGAGTGGAAAGAAGATTTCTATCATGAACTGTCTGGCAACTATGATGGTTCCTATGTTCAATTCCGAATTCATACGTCAAAAGATAAAATGTCTTTCAAGGTTAACTGCACAAGAGAAGAATACGAAAAAATTCAAAAGAAGTATGGAGACTGCTTTGGAATCGATGGAAGTCAGGTTGTAAAAGAATTATTGAAGGGCTAAATATGAAGTATGCAAAAGGTGAAATCCTTAGTGCATATCAGCGCTTGACGAAAAGTATCAAATATGGAGATGCATACTGGTCTGAAAAAGCAATGATAAGTGATGCTCTGAGTGATTACTTCAATCGGATCGAGAGCAAGAAAGTCGTAGTTGATCCAAAGTATGAAAGCTACAGATGCCCAAAGTGCAATACAACGTTAATTGGTCAATATGATCACTATTGTGGACAATGTGGTCAGAAATTGGACTGGAGGATTTGAAATGATCAATATCAACCCGATGCTGCTGTGTGATTTCTACAAGACAACCCACAGTAAGCAGTTTCCGGCCGGCACTACCAAGCTGGTCAGTTATTTTACTCCACGCATGAGCCGACTGGATGGCGTGGATGAAGTCGTTGTGTTCGGCATTCAGTCGTTCTGCAAGGATTATCTGGTACGATATTTCAACGACAATTTCTTCGACGAACCAAAGTGTATTGTAGTTCCTCAGTACAAGCGTGTCCTGGATGCGACCATTGGTAAGGATGCTTACGATCTGAGCAAGATTGCAGCGCTACATGATCTGGGATATCTTCCTGTTGAAATCAAGGCACTGCCAGAAGGTACTCGTTGCCCCATCCATGTGCCGTTTCTGGAGATGAGCAATACGCATCCTGATTTCGCATGGGTTCCGCAGTTCCTCGAATCTTTTATGAGTTCTGAACTGTGGCATCCGATGATTTCTGCAACGGTCGGAACTCTGTATCGCGATATCGTGGACAAGTATTACGATGAAACCGTTGAGGATGGCGTGCCGCATGCTCGTGCTCTGGGTGATTTCAGTTTCCGTGGTCAGGAGTGTATGCAGTCGGCAGTTAAGTCAAGCGCCGGTTGGTGTCTGAGTTTTCTGAATACGGCTACTGTCCCTGCGATTCCGTATCTGGAAGAAATGTATCGCTGCAATTGCGAAGAAGAGCCCGTTGCGTTTGGCGCTGTCAGTACCGAGCATAGTGTGATGTGTTCTAACTTCGCTGTCGATGGCGACGAGATCACTTTCATCCGCCGGGCGCTGACGGAGCTGTATCCCAATATGAGCTTCAGTATGGTGTCTGACTCCTACGACTACTGGAATCTGGTCGATAATATCCTGCCGCAGCTCAAGGATGAAATCATGGCTCATAATGGTACGCTGCTGATCCGTGGCGACTCTGGCAACCCGGTCGAAATCGTCACGCAGACGGTCTATCATCTGTGGGATATCTTCGGCGGCACAGTCAACAGTAAGGGTTATAAGGTACTCGATCCTCATGTGAAGGCACTGTACGGCGATTCTATTACGGTGCAGCGGTGCGAAAAGATTTATGCCGAACTCAAGGAGCATGGTTTTGCCTGCAACAATGTCAGCCTTGGCGTTGGCTCTTTCTCTATGCAGTGCATCGAGCAGAATGGTCAGTTGAAGCCGTTCACTCGCGATACTTTTGGCATGGCAGTCAAGGCAACTTATGGAGTGGTCAATGGTAAGGAGATTCAGATCTTCAAGGACCCCAAGACCGACACTGATCATTTTAAGAAGAGTCTGAAGGGTATGTGTTATGTCACTAAGGATGATTCTGGAAAGCTGGTTTGTACTGATGGCTTGATGGATCACGCTGCTCATTCGGATGGTAACCTGTTGCAAACCGTATTCCGTAATGGCGCGATGGTCAAGGAGTACAGTTTAAAGGAAGTTCGTGAGCGACTGTTGGGAGGGAAGTTTTAATGGTCGAAATCAAAGAGATAAACAACCAAAAAGCGAATGCGATTATTTGCAATCCGTTAAAAGCTAAACCGGGGTTATTTCTTCACAAAGATAAAGAAGCAAATCGATATGTTGGCATTGATAACACAACTCATGATGCTTGGGTTGAAGATTTTGCAACTCGAAAAGAATGCGAGGATTGGTTGATGAAAAAAGGTTCTGATAACTGATTTGGAGGTTATGATATGGCTGTTGTAATCAAAGAAGGCAATGTGTTTGATTCTGACGCTAAGATCATCTGTCATCAGGTGAATTGTCAGGGTGTTATGGGGTCTGGTGTTGCCAAAGAAGTTCGTGATCGGTATCCAAAGGTGTACGAGGAATATCACACTTACTGCGAAAGCAACAAGGATTGTCCTGAACGAATGCTGGGTGTCGCTCAGATGGTTCCAGTTGATGAAAAAGGTTCCCGATGGATCGTCAATTGCTTCGGTCAGAACGGTTATGGATATGACGGAAAGCAGTACACGTCTGTTGGCGCACTGTTTGAAGCATTCAAAGAAGTGGCCAAAATCGCCAAGGCATCAGGAGTCAAAGTGGCTATGCCGTATGGAATCGGCTGTGTTCGTGGTGGCGCAAAATGGCTGCTTGTGAAAGAAATCATCGATTTTACATTTAAAGACGTTGACGTAGAACTGTGGAGATTGGAGGGTAAATAATATGCGCAAGTATGAATTTGACGCAGCAAAAACCAAGGATGAAATCGTCGAGTGGATTCGGAACTATTTCCGCAAGAATGGTCCTGATTGCAATGCGGTGATCGGCATCTCTGGTGGCAAGGATTCCAGTATCGTGGCTGCTTTGTGCTGTGAAGCGCTGGGCAATGGCCGTGTAATCGGTGTTTTGATGCCCCAGGGCGCTCAGAGCGATATCGATGTGGCGCGGGAACTAGTTAAGCATCTTGGCATCAAGTCGTTCGAGATCAATATTGCCGAGACTGTGAACGCGCTGCTGGCCAAGGGACGAATTGCTGGTCTGTGTGATTCCAAGCAGGCTCGTGTGAATCTACCGGCACGAATCCGTATGGCGACTCTGTTCATGGTGTCTCAGAGTATGAATGGGCGAGTGGCTAACACAGGAAACGCCTCGGAAGCGTACATTGGGTTCAGCACTTTATTTGGAGATGGCGCGGGTCAGTTCAGTCCTCTCGGTAAGCTGACCGTCACCGAAGTTAAGGCAATCGGTCGTGAGCTTGGTCTTCCAGAAAAGTTTATCGAGAAAGCGCCTGCAGATGGACTGACTGGCAAAACCGACGAGGATAATTTCGGCTTTACCTATGACTTCCTCGACAAGTACATTCGCACTGGTGATTTCGGCGGTGACACTGCAACTGCAGCCAAGATCGATCGAATGCACGATGCGAACGCATTCAAACTGTTGCCGATGCCTGTGTATAAATCTAATTTTTACAAGGTTGAGTGGTAAGGGAGAGTTTTTATGGGAAAAGAAAAAGTTGATGTTCTGATCGTTGTCGATATGCAGAACGATTTTGTCACCGGTCCGCTGGGTACTCCTGAAGCGCAGGCCATTGTGCCGAAGGTCGTTGAGAAGATCAAGAACTGGAAGGGTGAAGTTCTGTATACCAGAGATACTCACCATAAAAACTATCTCGAAACGCAGGAAGGTAAGCATCTTCCAGTGAAGCATTGTTTGTTCGGGACAAGTGGCTGGCAGCTTGTGGACGAAGTTGATGAAACGATTTCTGATGAACAATGGTGTGAAGATAACCCGATTTATGATAAACACACTTTTGGATCGGCCAGGCTGGCGGATGATCTTGTATTTTTCAACAACAGAGAGAGTTGCGGAATCAATTCCATTACTCTGGTCGGCCTCTGCACGGATATCTGTGTCATTTCGAATGCGCTTCTGCTTAAGGCAGCACTACCTGAAGTCCCTATCATTGTGGATGCAAGCTGCTGTGCCGGTGTTACTCCTGAGTCTCACAAGAACGCATTGGCTGCTATGAAGATGTGCCAGATCGAAATTGTAAACGAGGAATAAAATGCACTACGTTAATAGCGATATTATTTTGGACGCTGACGAAGCAAGACGGTTTCAGTATCTTCTAAGGCATCCAAATGTAGAGGAAATACAAAGGAAGTTAAAGGCTTGTAACGATGCTCTCGCTGAAATGAATTATCGGGAGAACGAAGACGGGACTACTTCTTTTGATATTGATCTTGAGGTGTGATCAATGGAAGAAATCATTATTTTCGGTTAACGTCCGGATGCCAGGTGATTGGCGGTACTGGGGCAGACATAACCGCCGCCAGAATAATTTGCAAAGGAGAATGGATATGAACGAAGAAGTTAAAAAGAAGCAGGACGAACTCAAAGGCGAGATTTATGAAGATCTGAAGAAATATCTGACATGGGATGATTATATCAAACTCACCCAATGGCTGAACGAACATAATTTTTGGGTAGCTCCTGCATCTGCAAAATATCATGGCGCGCATCCTTGTGGTTTAGCCGAGCATAGCATTGCTGTTGTGAAGGCTCTTGTTTCGTTGACAGATAAATTAGGACTGAAATGGGAAAATCCACGTTCTCCGTATTTAATTGGGCTGCTGCATGACGTTTGCAAAACAGATCAGTATCTTTTTATCCCGGATAAAGGAACATATGAGTATCTGAATGACTCTATTTTCAGTCATCATGGCGAAAAATCTATCTGTATGCTGGCGAGTGTTATCACCATGACAGAGGAAGAAGTTGCGTGTATTCGATGGCATATGGGCGCGTATGAAACCGATACGAACGAGTGGAAATATTATGGAAATGCCATTAGCCAGTATCAGAACGTGCTGTGGACTCACACAGCAGATATGATGGCCAGTCATATTGCTGGTGTGTAAGGAGGGATTATAATGTCGCCCTGTTTGATGTGCGCCGAAAAGAATTGTCATAACTGTCCATGTGCGATCTGTGAGGTCGTCGATGGCAAGCTGCAGGATAATTTTGTAATGCAGACAGCAATGAAGAATAAAGCGGACTGCAAGAAATTCATGGCGCGTCTTTCAGTAGAGCTTCAGCAAATCGGCCAGATGAAATCCAGGAGCTGGACGGATAAAAACAACTGGCGCGGGTTCCCGGCGGGCTGGTTTAAGCATGATGATCTGGTTTCGTGGTTGTTCTGTCATTGCTAAAAGGAGATGGCAAGATGGGATACACAGTATATATTACAGCAAATCGCTATTACGAAGTACATATCAAGGATGCAAAAGATACAGACGATGCAATGCAGCAGGCTTTGGAAAAGTATGATAACGGAGAGCTCGAAAGTTATGAGGATGAGTTTGAATCGGCGTTCGCGGAATCGGAGGATGATTGATTGGCAAGCAAGTGGCAAACCTGTCGGCTATCAGAAACTCAGGATCGTCGGGTGAAGTTGACCAAGGCAAAAAAGGAAGAAATCGTCCGTAAGTTTGAAACCGGCGAATACTCACTCCGGGGTCTGGCGCGGGAGTATAACGTCTCGCACAAAACGATTTCGCTCATTGTCGATCAGCGGGCAAAACGAAAAAACGACGAATACAACAGAACACACTGGATGTATTATCGTCCGGATGCAGAAACAATGCGGGAAGCGCACCGAAGATCAAAAGAATATAAAAAGCGACTGTACGAAAGAGGAGAGTTGAAATAATGGGACAGCGGTTGGTTATTACGGTCCATGCGTTTGATGAGGATATCGCCACGATCTATTATCACTGGTCTGCATATACAACCAGCGCACTGGACGAAGCTCAGAAGATCCTTAAAAATGTCAAATGGGAAGATACCACGTCAAAGGACGAATTGATCCTGCGTATCGTTCGCTTCATGGAGTCCAATGGAGGCTGTATCGATTTTGAGGATAAGCCGGAGTTCAATAAGCGTTTCCCGAATGTTGAGTTTAAGGACGATGGCTCCCGCAACGATGGTCTTGTTGCAATCTCTGAGCAGGTAATGGACAAGCAAAAATACTGGTCTGAGGGCGACTTGATCATTGATTTTGATAACGAAATGATTTGCAACTCGGTTTTCTGGTGGTATGATTCGGACGAATCTCTGCGGGATGAACTTGGCGAGGATTGCGATATTGATTTTGACACTATTCCGGAGCTCAAGATCGATCCCGGCGAATTTTCGTTCGATGATCTTACATATATGATCAAGACATTAACCGACGGCTACAGATACCATCGTTATCAGGGGGAAATCTGGGAAAGTATTGATGGATGAACGGAGGGGTAAGGTTATGACACGGGAGGAACTGCAATCAATTATTTCGAGTGAGCCGTATGATTTTCTGCGCACCAATCCGCATCTTGGTAAAAACATGATGTTCTTGACAATTGGCGGCAGCCACGCTTACGGAACAAATATCGAAGGATCAGATGTTGATATTCGAGGTGTGGTATTTAACACAAAGCGCGAGCTGCTTGGCATGGACGAGTTTGATCACTGGGTCGACGAAGCTACAGATACAACGGTATTCAGCTTCAACAAAGCAGTCAAGCTCATGTGCAGCGGCAATCCGAACATGCTGGAGCAACTTGGAAATGCTGACGATCTTGTCATCAGCTATCATCCGGCTACAAAGCTTTTGATGGATAATAAGAAGTTATTCCTGTCCAGACAGGTCGTGTATTCGTTTGGTGGCTTTGCAGATAAATTGTTCAAGAAGGCAGTCACTTTGGGCGAATGGTGTAATCAACACCCAGAAGATCAGATCACAAAGAAGCGAATGAACAAAACCATTATGAATATGATTCGTCTTTACCTTATGGTCTTTGATATTCTGGAAAAGGGGGAGATCATTACGAATCGGGCGGAGAACCACGACCTGTTGATGATGGCTCGAAACGGTGAATTCCAGGCTGCTAACGGTTATATCAAGCACGATGTAAAAGATTTCCACAAAGAATATGAAAAGCGCCTGCAGTACGATAAGGCGAACACTGCTTTGCCGGATACCATTGATAGAAACCGTGTCAACGAGTTAGTTGTGACTATCAATCGAATGGCGCTAACGGTGATGTAAAATGAAAATCGAAGACTATTCGCCAGATGAATTGGCTGAAATTTTTAAGGAAGAACTAGATCGTCTTGATATCCCATATCATTATGATCTGGACGCGGAAGCGAAATTTGCGCCATTGATGCCTGATGAACCAATTTTAGAAGTGTAATTTATTGGACTATTAGGATGATATAATTATAGGAAAGGAGTATACCCTCCACGGATGAGGGTATAAAAATTGAATATGTTGAAGCTGTCAGTGTCGAACGCAAACAGCAAGATGGGGAGTATCAAGTCGATCTCGATGCCCCGTATCAAAACCTGTGCTCCAGGCGTTCCGTGCGCAAAAACGTGCTATGTCAGTCACTTCGACTGGCGAACCACGGTACGAAACGCTTATGACAACAATTTGAATCTGTGGTTAACAGACCCTGACGGCTTTGAAGTCCAAGCGACTGCAGCTGCTTATGGGTCTTTTTATTTTCGGTGGCATGTCAGTGGAGATATCGTGGACAGGCGCTATTTTGAAATGATGTGTCGAATTGCAATTAAGTTGCCTCGCACCCAGTTTTTGGCATTCACTAAAAAATATGATCTTATCAACGAGTATTTGGCTGCAGATAATAAAATTCCCAATAATTTACATATTCTGTTTTCTTCTTGGCCCAATTATAATATGAACAATCCCTACAACCTGCCAGTCGCCTATGTCTCTTTTAAGGATGGCACCTGCGATGCTCCTGCTGCTGCCTGCGAATGCTCTGGCCATTGCGAGGATTGTGCCTATGCCGGTAAGAACTGTTGGGTTATGGATCGTGGCCAGTCCGTTGTTTTGAAAGAGCATTAAGGGTTTTATAGACCCCTATTATAATAATGTAGGAAGGATGATATAAATGGCGTATGTTCTCACCAACGGACACACCTATATCACAAAAAAGCCGAATGGCAAATTCACAACAACATACGATTCAAGCCTGGCTTCGCAGTATGATGCAGAAAGCAAAGCCTGGAACGTATTGAATTGTCTGCCGCGTACATATAAGGAAGACGGGTATCTCCCAAAAAAAATCGAAGTCAAGGAAGCACCGGAACAGTTAAAAGAACTGGTCGCTCCCACACAGCCAGAACGAAAGCGGTTCGATCCTGTATCTTATCCCATCGAAGATTCAGAGTGGATGACTGATTTTAAAAAGAATCTCAAAATTGTCGATAAAACTCTCAGCAGCTTAAAGCCGATGTATGCAAATCTCTATTCTGATCTGACTCATGTAACAGATGAGATTGATGATCTGGAGCACGCCATTGAGCTTGTCAAGGCAAACGCGGTTCAGCGCTGCTTTCTGGAGAACGAACTGAAGAAGGCGCGTAAGATCCGCCGCGAGTGCAAGGATGCGATGAGTCTGATCGAAATGGTGCTGAAGTTCAATCTGGATGACTGGGGAACCGGCAGGGTGCAGTCTGAAATCGTTCGTCTGGAAACTCGGTGTTATACACCGAAGGTCCGTGATGATATTTTTGTTTAAGGAGTGATTTATTATGAGTGGAGCAGTATCGTTTGTTTTGGGCTTGCTGGGGCTGGGAGCTTCTGGCGCGGTCAGTGCTAGGCAGAATATGAGCCGAAAGAAAGCTGATTATGAATTTGGTGAAGCACATGGCTATCATGGAACACCAGATGTCCTTCAGATGCGAGATCGTGTCCGCAAAGAGTGGTGGAGTATGTGTGGTGACGTATATAATGCCTGTGGTAAGCCTGCAAGTGAGTACGGAAATCCATACAAAACCCCATATTGTTATTGTAAGAAGCGCTGGTTTATTGCCCATCTAAACGAAAAAGGTATTCCGTATGATGATGTTGTCGTGAACGATGTGACAGGAGTCACTTTCTATGAGCGGCAGAACCAGCGGTCGAGGGAGTGGATGAGAAAGCTATGAAAGTTTATGACGCTTTGAAGTCAGTTTTAGCAGCTGTAGAAAAAAATCATTCAAAATTAAGATCAGAGCCTGATTCTGACGGTGTATCCCATGACAAATGGGAAGAAGAGGAGGAGGCGTTAACTGACTTAGAAGAAAGTTTGGAAGAAGCAATTGAACAATATGAAAGTGCGATGGAAGTGAGAAGAAGTTTGCGCACGATGGTTCTAAACAATTAAAAGTTGTCATTTTGGGTTGAAATGCGCTATATTTTGTGGTAAAATAACAACCGAACTGAATTTGGTTAGAAAAGTAGGACATCTTTTAGTTGTTTGGAGGGCAAAATGCGGATCACATATACTGCCCAGGAAATGTACGAACATATCCGATCATATGACATCATAGAGTTCTGGGGCAGCCGGAACGAAGAAAATGTCTGCATGATCAAAGCCAAGTCATCTTGCGTTGCACTGAGAAAAGGTAAGCGATACAGCTACATCAGTATCGAATACCAGTTCGATCCCAGGTCAGACATCATTTGTTGCTGCTGCAACATTACAGGTAACGTGTTCTCTTGTGAAGTTGAGAGGGGGAAAAAGTCTGAGCGCCTTATTATTTCATCCGATTATGCAGAGGAGCCAATCACACTTTTTTTAAAAAATCTTTGAATTGGTATTGTAAAGTGTGAATGAATATGGTATAATAAGGACACAAAGTAAAACAGATGGTCAGCAAGGAGGTCATAATATGTTTAAGGCTGGCTCAAGTGTCCCCAAAATCGGTGAGATTCGTCTCGGTTATGTTGCCGATATCAAGCAGGAAGGAAAAACTGTCCATAAATATTATGGCGTTCATCCTTATCTGATCGTCAGCAACAACATCTACAATAAAAACTCTGGCCAGTGTGAGGTGATTCCCTTCACCACAAAACGCTGGAACAGCCGCAACCCGGTCCATGTTGATTTTGGTGTAGGTGAAGTCGATGGCTTACCGCATGAATCCACTCTTGTGATCGAAGGCCGCGATACGCTGTTAAACTCTCAGCTGAGCGAACCAATCGGAACGTTCTCTGATAAGAACTGGCAGCGCGCAGCGAACGCCATGGTGATCCAGTGTCCGATGCTTGCGGCTGCATTCAGTACAAATCTGGTCTCTGCATCATAAATTCTACGATTCTGTTTGCAAAATCTTCTTACATAGTGTACAATGAATCTAATAGTTCATATACCGACCCACTGTGTAAGGAGATATCAAACGATGAGACAGAGTGCGGAATATTATAATGAAGAGCTCAAGACCAGATTTATTCTGGATAAAATGTGCGAAAAAGATTCCAACGGAGATCCAGCTAAGGATTCCGCTGGCGAATATATCATTCTTGCTAAGAGTAAGAACAGATATAACAAGGTTCGCAGCATTTTTCATAAGCTTGCCGCGTTCGAACAGAAATATGAGAAAGACTTTTATGAGATCGAGTCTGACAAAGATGAAGAATTTATAAATGATCTGTTCTCAAGGTGGATCTCCGAACTGAATGAAAACTACAGCATCTTTGTGTTGTCTATTTTCAAGCAGTATATTATGTGGTGCAGAGATGAGGGTTTGCTCTCAACGCAGCGGTACTATCAGCATCCGTTCTTTGACATGGAAATGTCCGGATGGAAAAAGAAAGACACTAGTTCCACCTTCCGCTCTGAGCGTGTAAAGAACCAGCTGGAAGCCATTGCAAACAAGAGTACCGATGAATTGGCTGAAAACTATGTGTTTCCATCAGAAGATGATTTCTTCAACTACGTCGTTTCTGTGTTCTCGGAAGAAGGGGCGATTATGACAGGCGCAATCATGTGTCTGCTGTATTATGGATTCCAGTCCGAAGAGATTCGCGTCATCAAAAGAAAAGACGTTGATGTAGACACGAGAACCGTCTGCGGGAAATATATCGATCACGATATCGCATGGTCGATCATCTGTAAAGCCAAAAACACGACCACATATCTCAAAAACCACGCAAGGGGGCAACTTGGGAAGTTAGAAATGAATCTTGGCGATGGCCCATATCTTATTCGTACAAGCAGAGAGAGTTCCAATGATAACCCTGTGCCAATTGGATACTTCAAAGACCTGTATCGAAGAGAAAAGAAAATTGTTGAGGGGCTTCCGCCAATATCTAACTATAAAAACATCCTTGTTAAAACAAGCACCATCAAAAACCTGCGCGAATTCTATGAGATCATGTCGGAAGAGCATGAGTATGGTATCGAATATGTCGCTGAAAAATTCAGACAGAACCAATATGATACGCCGCTCACATTCCGAAAGTATCAAATAATGCGCGAGAAAGCAAGAAAAATATAAAAATGAAGGGGCCTGACCAGCCCCTGAATTTTTCCTTTACCATTCACACTTTACACTATCATTATGTTGAATAGGAGGTGATTGAAATGAGAAAGACGATTACAGCCATTATTGTAACCGGCGTTTATCTGCTGACCAATCTACTCGGCGGGGAAGCAGCTGGTCCGGTCGAGACATATCAGAGCTGGAGCGATGAACTAAAGTCGTATACGCAGTCGGTGTGTGACGAATACAATGTCGATTATTCATTGGCGCTCGGTGTGATCTATAACGAGAGCAGGTTCCAGAGCGGCCTGACTCATGTGAATTCAAATGGCACAGTAGATTATGGTCTGATGCAGGTCAATGAGGTCAACTTTGATTATCTCAACAAGACGCTTGGCGTTCGATCCATGTCTGAACTGCTGGATGATAGAACGGGCATCAGATGTGGTGTTCAGCTGCTGGCGTATCATAAGCAGTACACTGGCAACGATTCGGCGGCGCTTCTTCGCTACCAGATCGGGGCAGGGAAGTACAAACAGTACCTGAGGAAAGGTCGGTACACCAACCAGACGCATCAACAGGTGCTTACATATCAGAGCGAACTCGCTTCTTATATGGATTCCTTACGGTAGGAAAAAGATCAGGCGGCAGAAAAACGTCTGTTTGATCTGATCAATCGGTGGAGTGAATCCACCTTTATATGCTGGAGTGGCGCAATGGTAGCGCAGGAAATTTGTAATTTTCAGGTTGCAGGTTCAAGCCCTGTCTCCAGCACCATTAGAACAGCGGGCGACCGCATCAAAGATTATGTATTACAAAGGAGAATAATTATGACTACTGAAACTATGACAATTCATCGCGCACTGGCCGAGCTGAAAGTTTTGGACGATCGTATCATGAAGCTGCTGAGCGAGGCCAAGTTTTGTGGTGCCGCTAAGAATTGTATGCAGAAGCTGGGCGGTGTAACTATTGAAGAGTACAAGCAGAATGCCCAGTCTACTTATGATAAGATCACTGATTTGATGGCTCGTCAGGCAGCGATTAAGCGGGCGGTGTCCGAGTCCAATGCGGTTACTCATGCTGTTGTATGTGGACATGATTATACTGTTGCGCAGCTTATTTGGATGAACCAGCACGGCATTGATTTCAAGAGTACTTTGCTCAATGTTCTGGAGCGTCAGTATGCAAGCGCAGTTGCTGCTACTGAGGCTGCAAACTCCAAGCTGAGTGATAAGGCAGATGATTTTATCAGCCGAAACAACGCTGGCGCAGACAAGAACAGTATGGATGCGGAAGCTATTAAGGATATGCGAGAGAGCTACATTGAGCGTGAAACCATGCAGCTGGTCGACGGTATCAACATCAAGAAGATCAAGGAAGAACTGGCTGATGAGATCAATAAGTTCAAGGCTGAGGTTGACGCGGTTTTGTCTACTTCTAACGCCATGACTGAGATCACAATCGAATACTGATATTTAATCAGCGAAGCATATTCACTGTCTATCGAAAACGACAAACTGTAATCGTTCGTTCTTTGCTGATGGTAGCCTGCTTGAACGAAATCAAATAATAAAAAAGCTAATAACCATTCATATAAAAGCTGGCCTCATAAGCCGACAAGATGAAATCAAGTAAAATATTTGGTAATACTTGAATTTTTGGATTTGTCAAGAGGTTAAGACGCAAGCCTATAAGCTTGAAACGATGGTTCGAATCCATTATCCAAAAAAATCGAATCAAGAGAAGGAGTTGTCCCAAGGGCCAACACGTAGTTGATTCAAATGTCTTGGAAAGGTTAACGGTTATTGATTTAAAGGTTAAAGGTTGAAAGTTCAAAGCTTAAACTTCTAGCTAAAGATTAAACAGTAATGAATACAGGTCAAAGGTTTATAAAATCCATGGGCACAGGTTTGTGGATCGATTACATAAGTCCCGTTGTTTACCACATGGCTGGTAGATGGTGAGCGCCTTGGCAGGGGCGTAACAATACCTGCCGTTTATATGGGAGAATAGCTTAACTGGTAGAGCTGGGTCGAAAGCCTGAGCGTAGGTTCGAGTCCTACTTCTCCAAATAAATTAGGAGGATAAAATCATGGGATATGCCAACGGATATGTTCGAATTTATATGCCTAATCATCCACATGCAAATATTAGTGGAATGGTATATGAACATGTTTTAGTTGCAGAAAAGAAACTTGGAAGATATCTAACTGCTGAAGAAGTAGTGCATCATATTGATCATAATCGGTCCAATAATAATCCAGACAACTTAATGATTTTTAAGACCAAAAAGGATCATTCGATTTTCCATATGAATGAAGAAGATTTCACTTTATGTACATTTGATATTGATGGAACGGTTTCGTGTAAAAGCAACCCATTAAAAATCAATCATTGTGTGCGTTGCGGTTGTGTTATATATCCTGGAGCTACGCTGTGCCGAGAATGTTACAGGAAGGAAGCACGAGACGGACGCCCTAAAAGAGAAACTTTGAAAAATCTGATAAGATCATTTCCTTTTGAACAAATAGGGCGACAGTTCAATGTGACTGGAAATTGCATAAAGAACTGGTGCAAGTATTATAATTTGCCATTTAAATCTAGCGATATAAAAAATTATACAAATGAAGAATGGCTGATGGTATAAATTATGGTTCTGTAGCTCAGTCGGTAGAGCAGGGGACTGAAAATCCCCGTGTCGCTGGTTCGATTCCAGCCGGGACCACCAATGTGCAAGTTGATTTGATAATTGAGTTTGGTCGAAATCCTCCATAAAAAGGTTGTCCGCCAAGGTCGAAAAATCAACATGAATTCTCACCAAAATGATGTTATCAATGAAATTTGCAATAGGAATAGCGAGCCTTCACAGGGCTGGTCAGTGGTCGATGTAGCAAGTTTGGTTAAACTGCGTGCGCTGACGATGTAAGATCCGCATTCCGAACGCAACTGTGCGTGAGTCTCACCAACTCGAAAACAGTTTATATGGTCGTGTAGCAGAACAAAAGGTAGCACGGCAGGAAACTGCTTGATGTCGGTTAAACTCCGGCCACGACAAGTCCGAAAGTTCATTATGTTGTTGAAAGTGTACATCATCACATCATTCTGAAATGAGTAGGCATTTTATATGCGATCGTAGCCAAGTGGTATGGCATCAAACTTTTAATTTGAGTATCGTTAGGGTTCGATTCCCACCGATCGCACCAATACCTGTCTGTGGTTGGGTAAACAGTCTTGTGGAGACGCTGACAAGATAGAAGAGCGAGCGTCATATCCGTGGGCGGGCATTCGGATTCGATGTGCGCCCATAGCTTAATTGTTAAAGCCGCAGTCTCTAAAACTGTCATTTTGCAGGTTCGAATCCTGCTGGGCGTGCCAAACAAATTACATAACAGTATCCCTATTTCTCAAGAAAGGAGCTAGTCTTGTGAAACAGCAGCAAATTTATAAAGGCATCATAGGCCATCAAGGCTGGGGCGCTGATGAATTTGAACATCAATACGGACGTTGGAGTGGAGTTCGAAATAACTGGGCAAAGGCAAAACTTCGCGATAAGCGTCTTGCGAAGCACAGGACAAATCAAATCAGAAATGAACAAATCAGGAAGGAGCTTGAAGATTATGGCGATGATTGATCCGCATGATGACGACTTCGGTGCCATTTGTAACTGTGCTGTTCGATACGCAGTTGGGCGCAGAACATATATGCCGGGTCTTGTGATCGATTTCATCACGCCGTATCTAAGCGAGTTGACGGGTAAAACGCTATTGTGCTTTCAGCGTGATCTATATCAGCGTCTGGATGAAGGGTTTGATTTTGGAGACGAATTTAACAAATCAAACTGGATGGGCTTTTTGGATGCTGTCAATAAAGAGATAGATGGTAGAAGCGCACATGAATGATTTTCTGGTTATGACAATTTGTACAATTGCTGTTATGTTCGTCTGCTACAAGATCTGCGACGATATCTTCTTCGAAAATGGCAACGGCAAGTTCGTGGCTTGGGTTTTCTCAAGTGGAGCGGCAATTGTAGTGGTTGCTATTATGACTCAATTTTTTAGAGGGTGAACAATCCTCTTTTATATGCGGCAATGGCTGAGTGGTTTAAAGCGGTGGACTTGAAATCCATTGATGGTAATACATCCGCGAGTTCGAATCTTGCTTGCCGCGTGTTATGGCCTGTTAGTCAAGAGGTGAAGATGCTGCCCTTTCACGGCGGAGACATCGGTTCAATTCCGGTACAGGCCATTTTTTGAAAATTAAATATTGTGAGGTATCAAAATGAAAACGACGAAGAAAGATTGGATCTATCGTGTGATTCTTCTGATTCTGTTGGCGATTATCTGGGACATTGGCGCGGCTTTGACTTCGCCAATTTTTGTTCCACAGAAAGGCGCTGTGTTTCGGGAATTCCTCCTGTTGATCCAAAATGGAACAATGTTGAAAGCATTCCGATATTCGCTGGTTCGCATTACGGTGGCAGCCGCTTTGAGCGCCGGCATTTCCATTCCTCTTGGCTGTCTGATGAAAATCTGTCATCCGCTTCAAAAGCTGCTCTATCCAGCAATTCGAGCAATACGGTTTTTGCCAGTCACTGCCTTCTATCCACTGTTGACTATGTGGTTTGGAATCGGAGAGAAAATGAAGATTGCTTTCTTATTTGTAGCCAGCTTTGTGTTTATGCTTCCAAGCGTTCTGATTGCCATGGATGATGTCAGTGATGATGTGATCGAGGCAGCCAGTATTGACGGCGCGGGGAAGTTCAGCACAGTAACACGAATCATCTTTCCAATCGCAGCGCCTTCCATCTGTCAATCATTCGCCACAATGTACGCTATCGGTTGGACCTATATCGCAGTGGCCGAGACAGTGAATGCGAAGTACGGTATTGGATATCTGATCTATACTTCGTCCGCTCGTGGCCGTACATCTCTGGTGTTTGTTGGTATTTTAGCCATTGTGATTTTCAGTATTCTGTTTGACTGGGTCACAAATATCTGTATCAAGAAGGCTTTCAAGTGGAAGTTTTCGTAAGGAGGACAATATGTCGCACGAAATTGAGTTGTGTGGTTGTTTGACCATCCCAGAAGATGCCAACTGGGATGAAGTTGCAGATCTGTTTCTGAACTTTGTCGAATCTCATGGCTGGTATTACGGTGGCGGTTTTAGTGAGGTTCGAGATGGCTACTATGTGAAGCCGGACGGGACTAGTGGTGATCCAATTTATAAATCAAATAAGGAGAAAGATTATGGCACATGAAATTAAAATTATGGGATGTCTGAGTATTCCAGATAATACAAGCTGGGAGGAGTCAATAAGTTTATTTATTGAATTTATCGAGTCACATAATTGGTGCTATTATGGGGATTTTGCTGAGATTCGTGATGGAAAGCAAGTAGGTTATGGCGTAATAAAAAAAGAAAACGAGGAGAAAAATTATGGCAAAGAAAAGTTTATTTGAAAAGCTCGGTCTTGTTGAGGGTGTAGCTGCTTCTGAGTATGATATGCCGGATACTACGAATGAGCTTCGCGTTTGTAGTGGCGTCGGAGATCATTACATCAATGGAGATTTTCCAGAGGACGAACCGGTTCAGGTCGAGGTCCCTGAGGGCGATACCATTGATGTCCGGGCGGTTTACGAGACCAATGGTATGAATCCTGCCGACGCTGTTACTGTCTACAAGATCAAAGATGTGATCGATACATTCCCGTCTGAGATGCCCACCAAAACAAAACGAGCAACGGTTAAGAACCTGATGACGACGCTTGGTTATGATGCGGCCGCAATTATCTCTGATGCGAAGCAGCGTAAAGAGCTTCTGCGGGCTGTTGGTAACGACAAGATGAATGCTCTGTTTGACGAGATGAAGAGCAACGACCAGCAGATCGAATCTATGAAGGAACAGATCGAAGCTTTGACGAATCGCAACGTTGAAGCTGGTGCGGCCATTGAAAAGATCACCAATACAGTTCAGGATGAACTCAAGATGATTTCTTCTATCGAGGAATTTATCGAAGAGGATAAGACGGAGCCCGCTGGGAAGGAGGTCGCCCAGTAATGTTTTCTTTCACGATTACTGAGTTTACTTTTCTCTGTGTTGGTTTCGCCTTTGTTGGCAGTTTAATTCTGTTTCCGTCATTCCGTCAGCAGCTCAAAGCTCTTGCCGGGGGTTTCTTGCAGGTCTTTGTGCAGGATACAGCCAAGACACCAGATGGTGCACGCGCTATCTATGCTCAGAAGATCGACGAGATGACTGAGAAATACACAGATGCCTGCAATACTCTGCGAGACCTGACGGGTAAGCTCAAGACGATTCAGGATAACTACGCTGTCTGTCAGAAGCAGGCGAAGGGTTACGATGAACGTGCAAAGGCTGCTATGAGTCGCGGTGATGAAGAGTCCGCAACCACTTACGCTCGTCTTTTACAGGAAGAGCTCGATAAAGCCGAGAACCTATCTGCTCAGTTCCAAAAAATGAAACCAGCGGCGGAAGAGGTCAAGGCAATCAAGGAAAAGCTTGAAAATCAGTTGGCTGCTCTGAAGCGTGAAAGCAAGGATGTGGTGGCTGAATTAAAGGCGAACGAACAGGTCGCAGATGTGTATTCCAATCTGGATCGTCTGCGTGCATCTACCGGCACCGATAAAATGCTTAACGCTACCCGTGATGGCCTTCAGGAAAGTCGCGAAAAAGCAGCGGGTGCAAAAGTTTTATATCAGACCAGTCGAGAGGGAAAGCTGGATAAGGCGGATGCAAACACTGCTGATTATAAGGTGAGTTCGTATCTGGATAGTCTCAAAAAGAGCAATCCAAACGTAACAACTTACAGCATTCCTGATCTGAACACCCTCACAAAGTCTTCTGGATTGAATACTCAGTCCAAGAAATAAAATCAAAATTAAATAGGAGAGAATAACATGTCTAAGTTCAAATTGACTAAGGCTGGCCGCGCTGTTGTTGGTGTGGTCCTTGCTGTGGCTGTTGCTATTGGTGTCGTTGGTGGCATCAAGGGCGGTGTGATCAAGTTCGACAAGAAAAAGCCAACTGCGTCTGATAAGCCTGCCACGAATGTCACCACGAATGCATCAACCAGCGACGACACGATCAATCTGTCTCTGGATGAGTGGGCGGGCTGGTTGAGCTGTATCACGGCAAATGGGGGTCTCACCACTCAGCCCGGTTCTGTATTTGACCAGCTCGGCATCAAGGTGAATATCAATGTCATCAACGACGCTACTGAGTCCAGCAACGCTCTGATCTCTGGTGATCTGCAGGCCGCTGGTTACACCACGAACCGCGTTGCATTCCTGTCTCAGAAATTCACGGATGCCGGTAAGAATATCATCATGCCGGTGTTTACCAACTACAGCTATGGCGGCGACGGTATTATCGCTTCCACTCAGTTTGCGGATGTGAATTCGTGGGTCAATGCCAAGATCGGCGTTCCTGAATTCTCTGAGGCCGAAACCCTGGTCGCTTGGTTTGTCAATAATTCCAACCTGTCCGATGCGGATAAGACAACCATTATGAATAACCTAATCATGTTTGGTACGGCAGATGATACTGCTAAGGCATACTTTGCTGGTCAGATCGATGTGGCTGCAACATGGGAGCCGTACCTAACTCAGGCTAAGACCTATACCAACAGCACCGTTGTTTTTGATACCAAATCTTCTTCTTCTCTGGTCATGGATGGCATTGTGTTTGATGCCGATTGGGCAGCAGCTCACGAAGATACTGTCAAGAAGTTCGTCAAGGGTATTCTGATGTCTTATGATCAGCCCATCAATTACGACGCAGCTCGTGAAGTGTTCCCGATGTACTCCACTTCCAGTGATGCCGATATCGACGCTACTTACGCCAATGCCAAGATGGCCAGCTGGAAGGACAATTACAACATTCTAAACGATACTGCTCCCATGATCTATAACCAGATGTGCGATATCTGGGAGGCTCTGGGTGAAACCGTCAATCGCGGCCTCGTGGACACGATTTTTGATACCACTTATATTGACGCTTTGAAAGGTGATTTTAAGTCTACTTCCGCCGCAAATGCAACCACAAAGGTGACTGTAAGTGACGAAACCCGTGCCAATATCACCCAGCAGGTCACTGGCAATCTGGATTATGATTCCATGCTGAGCAAGACCGCCAATGTAACATTTGTCCCGGATTCTTCTGTGTTCACCGATCAGGCCAGCGCAGCCTCTGTTCTGGATGATTTCGTAAATATCGCCAAGACTCTGGATGGCACAATGATCGTTATCAACGGCAATATCAATGCGGACACTCAGACTGATTTTGGTATTCAGCTCTCTGCAAATCGTGCTCAGACTGTTGCCAACTATCTGGCTTCTCAGGGTATTGATCAGAATCGACTGATTATTACAGGCTCTGGCAATGCAAAGTATCAGGCCGACAAGGCTGCTGGTGCTCTGAAGCCGGATGCAAGCGTATACCAGTCTACCGATATCAGCTTTATGCGAATCGAGAACTGAGGTGATTCAGATTGATCTGGATTGAAATCAGTAAAGCAATTTGGATTGTGGGCGGATTGATGCTGGCTTCTTTTGCGGCTGGTTATCTCTTCCATGGTCCAACTACTAAGATTTAAAACTCACGGCGGTGCTCAGGTAGCACTGGGTGCCGCCTTATATAATGCGTTGTGGTGAAAAGGTAAACACAGTGGAATTTGACTCCATCATTCGCAGGTTCGAATCCTGCCAGCGCAATAACATTTAAAATTAAAAGTCAATCAAAAGGAAGGAGAGATGACGAATGCTTAGATGGCTTTAATAGATTTATATTCAAAAGAAGAACTTGAAGAAATAACCAAAAATTCAAATTCAATAAAAGAGATCGTTGGCAAATTAGGATATTCGGCATTGAGTGGGAATAACAATCTTACGGTAAAAAACAGATTAAAAAAATATAATATAGATACCTCTCATTTTACATACCAAACACCAACTAAAAGAACACCAGAAAATATCTTTGTTAAAGATTCTACCGCATCACAAAAGGTGCTTCGAAAATATTACAAAAATGGTAATTATTCTATTTATAAATGTTCGGTTTGTGGACAAGGCCCAGAATGGAATTGTAAGCCACTTACTTTGATTTTAGATCATATAAATGGAAACAACAAAGATGATAGAATCGAAAATCTTAGATGGGTATGTCCGAATTGTAATCAACAACTAGAGACGACAGGATTTTGTAATCCATATGCAAAAGAGAAACGTAAATCGGATAGGGAGGTTCACAGATGACTACTCCAGAACAACTTGAAATTGCACTTCGGGACTTTATTTATCAATGCGGAAAAAGATACGAAAACGAATTGGGCTGCGATGATTGTATCTACTGGAATTTTTGTACCCGATTCTATACTCCGCATTGTGATTGTCCTGATGAATGGACGATTTATGACAAAGTAAGCCCACTTCCGTCTTAATTTGAAAAGGAGTTTCCAGATGGCAGTTTATATGACAGGTGATATCCATGGCAACCCAAGTCGATTTTATGATCTGAAAAGTTTCTGTAAAGTGCATTCAGACGCAGAATGGTTTATCTGCTTGGGCGATGTTGGTTTGAATTACTATGGCGAGGATCATCCGCAGGAGATGTATATCAAGAATATTGCGGATGAAATCCCTGCAAAACTGTTCTGTATTCATGGCAATCACGAGCGGCGTCCTACAGAAGCAGATGGATATAAACAGATCGATGTCACAGAGGGTGCGATTCAGGGTCCGATGATGTGGCACGCAGAACACCCTAACCAGTATTTTGCCATCGACGGTGCTGTATATACGATTTTTACATCCGACCGTGTGTTGACTGCACTTGTTTGCGGCGGTGCTTATTCGGTCGACAAGGATTATCGTCTGCGGCGCGGTTGGCATTGGTGGCCGGATGAACAGCCAAATGAACTCACGAAGGGGCTGGTACGGTTGATGGCAACGGAAAAACAAATCGATATTATGTTGACCCATACCTGTCCACTGCGGTTCGAGCCAACTGAGCTTTTTATCTCTGGCATTGATCAGAGCACAGTAGACCAGTCAACAGAACGATTCTTTGATGAAATCTACTCCTTATTCCCAGCATACCAAGAGCCAATGTGGTACTTTGGCCACTTCCATGGAAATAAATACACGGATGAATACGTGATGCTCTTTGATGACATCATGGAACTGAAGTGAATTTATAAATAGTAAATCGAAAGGGGAGTACAGATGCTGTATGGACGTGCGTCTCCTGATTTGATTCGATAGCATTTCGTCAAATTAGATAGGAGAAAACAATATGACTTGTAATTTTTGTGGTAAGACTCTGGACACCTGCGATGAGACCAATCTTGGTAACCTGGAACTGCCTTTCTTCTACGGGAGCAAGCGTGATGGGGACTATATGAAGTTCTCTCTCTGCTCTGGCTGCTATGACAAGCTGGCAGATGAATTCATGTCCAGATGCAAACACAAACCCCTCATTGTTCCCTTTGCCCCCAGGGTGCCGGAGTGGGAACATAAAACTACTGAAGAATCCGATTATTGATAACTGATTACATAGGAGGTACATATGGCAAGTAAGGAAAATAACGTTTACTCTCGCTTTAGCTTTTGCGGAAAGGTCACCGTTTCCAAAAAGGTCCCGTTCGTGAAGCGCGACACCTACGACAAGGGTGAGAAGATCAGTATTAACTTTGGTATCAAAGCCGGAAACAATCTTGGTTATGTCAAGCTGGAAGGCTTTAAGAATGACGAGATCAAGACCATGGATACTGACCGAAACAATATCGAGGTCGCGTGGAATAATCGTTTGGACGAAGATGTGATCAAGACTGTTGCCAGCACCAAAAAGTTCACAGTGAACCTGGGCGAGCGCAAGGAGTTCATCACCGAGTGGGATATGATCGAGTATCTGGAGTCCGCTCTGGCCGGTTATGAGGACGATATTGTTGTCACCGGCAAATTCGTTCTGCGTCCCGGCACCGGTAAGTATAAGGATCAGGTTTATCGTGAGTATCAGATCCAGAACGTGTACATGCCCGGTGAGAAGGAAGTTCCCCATCTGACTATGAATCTGGATCTGTATTACGACAAGGACAGCATGGATACAACCACTCTGAAGGATGACGGCAAGATTATGATGCATTGCTACACCCCGATGTGGTCTAAGGCAGATGGCGCACAGAAGATGTTCCAGATCGATACCGTGTTCAATACCGCTGTTTTTGATATGGACAAGCCGAAGCACAAGGTAATCCACGATTACAAGATGCGCTATCTGGAAACCAAGTCTCGCAATCCTGTCCATATGAACTGGCAGATCGCAGTCGTCAATGGCGCTGAAGAGGTTCCGTTTACTATGGACAGTCTGACCGAACAGCAGCGGGAACAGGTCGAACTCGGTATCTCTAAGATGGAAGATTTCAAGCCGCGTGGGAACATCCTCGGTGATCGGGAAAAGGAGCTGCGTCTGGTAAAGCCTATCCTGACTGGCGAGTTTGAGGAGTGCAAGACTGCAGCTGATTCCGGTTACACTGCTCGTGAGTTCGAGGATGAGATCTGGACCCCGGCGGTTGATGAAAGCGTGGACGATATGATGAAGGGCGGCTCCAAGACCAAGACAAAGGCAAAGGCTGCTCCCGCAGTTGAGAGCCAGGCAGACGACGAGGACGATATCGACACCATGTTTTGATCCTGTCGATTTACCATGGAATGAAAATTAAAAAGGAGAATACATAATGGCGCGTAAATTTGGTAAGAAAACTGAAATTAGCCTGAATCCACTTGATTACAGTATCTATCTGATGGGTGAAGGCGGCATTGGTAAAACTACTGTGATCAAGCAGGTTTGTGAAAAGATGGTAGGGGACGATGGTTATATCTTCCTGACCTGTGGCAAGGAAGCAGACCAAGCCACTATTGAAGGTATCGTTCAGGAGCCTGTTTGGGACTGGGAGCACTTTGATGAAGTCACTATGGATATCATTGAAAACCGCTTCTCCGATTATAGCGATTTGAAAGTCGTTGTTATTGATACTATTGACGAACTGATGCGAATGGCAGAAGAGGAAACTGTTCGTATCTGGAATCGTGAAAATCCCGATAAGCGCACCAAGTCCTTCAAAGCGACTTTCTCTGGGTTTAATGGACCCACTGACAAGGCAATCGAGCTGGTTACAAACCGTCTGTGGGAGCTGAAGCGTGTTGGTATCAGTCCTATTATTATTGGTCACACTAAGAAGACCGATATTACTGATCCTGTTACTCTGGCAAGCTATTCCATGTTGTCTACTAATATGGATAAGCGGTACTTTAACGCGCTGAAGAACAAGGTTGATATCGTTGGTGTTGCCTATGTTGATCGTGATATCGATAAGGTGAAAACTGGCCGCAAGAATGTTGTCAATGGCAAAGAAGAAATCGTCGGCAAGGTTAAATCTGAGCGTCGTGTGATTTGTTTCCGTGATGACAATTTCTCGGTTGATTCCAAGAGTCGTTTCGCTGATATTGTGGACCGCATCCCTCTGGACGCGGATGAATTCATCAAAGCTCTGACTGATGCAATCAAGGCAGAACATGATAAGGGTGGTCGTTCTTATGAAGCTGATCTGAAGAAGCAGGCGGCAGAGAAGAAGGATGTCGAATCTGTACAGGCTGAACGTGCAAAGCAGTATGTTGGAGCAGCTCAGGCTGAAGAGGACGAGCCTCACCGTGCCGAGTGGATCAGCGCTATCCAGGATCGTTTTGGTAACGCTTCTGCCGATGTTAAGGCCCAGATCAAGGCAATCCGCGATGAAGTCGGCCTCAAGTTCTCTGATCCGGAATTTCCTATTGACGCATTAAAACGCGTTTATTCTTTGGTCTAATCATTCACACTTTATATGGTCATTCCGAAGTAAATACGCAGGGCGGGATGGTGGGTATGTTGAGGTAGGAAATATGGCAAAGGAACCTACGGTTAAATGTATGGCTACCGGGGTGCAAGGCCCCAGGAGTCAATTTTATAAAGCGCCAAACAATCGCTATTTTCAATCGGAAGCGGTTTATCAGGCGTGGTTGGCCGGGCGGCGCAGGGAAAAGGCGAAAAAGAATAAGCCTGCTCCTCAAAAGAAGCCAGGCCGCACGATGGAATCTTATAAGAAGCTATGCGATACGATTGCGGATTTTATTGGATATGACCCGGAAAATGGTCAGCCAATGCCAACGATCGTATTTCGCCGGCTAAAGGAACTGGATTTCTACTCGGATGAAATTATTCAGCAAACCATGGATGAAAACGAAAAGTCGATTCGGTGGGCAATGCAGAATAAGAAGTTCGAGGATGACGCGGGAAAGTGCAGTTATCTGATGGCGATCATTCGCAACAATATCGGCGCTGTTTACCGGCGTGAAAAAGATAAAGCAGAAAAGACTGTCAAAAATAATGCAGAACCAAATCTTGATACAATGATCGACCTGTCAATGATCGGTACTGCACACAAAGGAAAAGATGTTAGCAGCTTGCTAGGAGGTGACGATTTATGGATTTAACCAAGGCGATTGAAAAGATCGAAGCAAATCGTGTACAGGCCGAAGCAAGTTTTGTTTTTTGTCTGTGGAAAGATCCCCAGCGATACGACGATTACAAAAACATCAACGAAGGAACAGATAAAACCCTGATCTGTGAGGAACAGGTTTTCTATTTCATGGTTGGTCGCGGCATTCGTCGGCAGGGTTTTTCTAATATCGATAACATCACTCTTGATACATATCTTGCCGACAAACCTACACTCCGTCGGCATTACGAAGAACTGAACGGATGGCGTGCTTGTAAGGCGATGATGGATCTGGTCGATCCGGAGAACACGGACAGCTATTACAACCAAATCGCCAAAATGAATACGCTCAAAATCCTGGCCACCAAGTATGATGATCTGCTCAGTCACCCTGAGCGCTTTGATGATGCCACGAACGAAGATGTGTATAACACTTTCGAGCTGCTCAATAACAGTGTGGCGCTGACAACCGGCAACGATTCAAAGATCGAAAATCTTGTTGTTGATGAAAAATACATCCAGCAGTGCAATGCCGGCATGGATCAGGGAATTAGTTATGCAGCCGGAGCACCTCTATTGAATTATCTGACACTTGGAGCTCCTGTTGGGGATATGTATTTGTTTGCTGGTCACAGCGGCACAGGAAAATCAAGTTTTATCTTTGAAAATATGGTTCTCCCGTTTGCAGAAGGCGGCACAGGCGTTGCGATTATTTCAAACGAGATGCAGAGCAAGGCATATAAAAATATGTTACTGGTTCACATCCTCACGAAAGAATTGGACTACTGGAAAATCACCCGTAAAAAGCTTAGTCTTGGCCATTTTAATGAAGAGGAATTGGAAATGCTTCGCAAGGCAGCAGCCATTACAAAAGAAAAGTATTCCAATATTCGCTTTGTAAAAATGTTCGAGAACGATACTTCTAAGGTGCTTCAGTACATCAAGCGTCTTGCAAGATCCGGCACAAAGGCAATCATCTACGATACCATGAAATCAGATGATGGTGTTGACGATAAGATGTGGCAGGCGTTGTTGATGAACAGCCGTCGCATTTTTAATACCGTTTCAAAAGAACAGGTCGCTATGATCTGCACTTTTCAGTTGGCATTACATACTACGAATCAGCGTTGGCTTGACGCAACTTGTCTGTCAAACTCAAAACAGATAAAAGAGGTGGTGGCTCAAGCTGTATTTGCCAGGGCATGTTGGCAGGACGAATATACCGGTGAGAAATTTGATTGCAATCCCTATCGGCGGAATAAGGATAATCCAAAAATCAAAGAGCCATTCATCATGGATAAAGACAAAAAATATATGGTTCTTTTTCTGAATAAAACTCGTTCTGATGAAGATGGTCAAACTCTTCTTTATCAGTGGGATTCAGCTTGGAACCGTTGGATCGAAATTGGTTTCTGTACCATTGTGAATGACCATGGCCAGTACGACCGCAGATAAATAAGAAGGGAGGCTTCGATATGAATGGATGTCAATGTATTAACGTCTAAGCTTGAAAATCAGCCAGACAAAATCATTCAGATCCTTGAAGCACTTGGCTTTGAAAATATCAAGTTCAATCCTCTCAAAAATAATCTGCGATTCGCTCGGGAAGAGCAGCGAAATCCAACCAGTTGTATGCTCGATTGCGGCACGCTTCGGTTCTTTGTTTTCTCTACAAATCAAAAAGGGAATCTTTTTAGTCTGATTATGGATGTCAAAAGATGTTCGTTTCCAGATTCTTTAAAATTTGCTGCACAAAAGGCTGGCATCTCAGAAGAAGAGGTCAATATCAAAACGCATTGGCCGTTCGGTGGATTCTTTTTAAAACTGATGCCTGACTATGAAGAAGAGATGGAAGATTTGAAAACGTACCCGGAGGAGACTCTGGAACCGTATGCTAACAAATACAATCTCCGCTTCATCAAAGATGGTATCAGCCTGGATACTCAGCAAAAATTCGGTGTTGGTTATGATGTGGAATCAAATCGAATCACGATCCCAGAACGTGCAACCGATGGTTCTTTGGTTGGCATCATGGGCCGTGCCAATTACGAGTGTGAACACGATAAACGCTGGTATCCATTGATCGCTTGTCCACGCAGTAAAACACTATTTGGATACGCTGAGAATTATCATCGGATTCAGGAAACAGGGAATATCGTTCTGTTTGAATCTGAAAAAGCAGTTCAGCAATGCGATTCGTTCGGCTGCAATATTGCCCTCGCAACGTGCGGCTGTCATGTATCAGATACGCAAACCAAATACATCAAACGAATGCTGCCAAAAAAAATCATTCTGGCTTACGATGAAGGGCTTGAAGAAGAGCACCTGGTCAACGAATGTAAAAAACTTATCGTGAACAATCCGATCTTAAAAACTAAGGTCGGATACATTTGGCCTGATGGATTGATTCGTGAGGGCTCCAAAATGAATATCGCTGATCTTGGTAAAGACGCTTACAAAGAGGGAATAACAAAGTGTGTGAAGTGGGTAGAGGAGTGATGTAAATGGGACAAAGAGTAATCGCGACAGAGCTGCAGGTACTGTATGACAAAGGGGCGCAGGTGTACAGCTATTCAAAGCTCGGCACCATCCATGATTGTCCGTATAATGCGTATCTTACATATATCGAAAAGCGCGAACAGTGTGCCAATGTGTACTCATCTCTTGGTACTGTGGTCCACGATACGCTGGAAGGAATCATTGAAGGGAAGAACACGGAAGCGGATATCGGTCCTGCCATTGAAAACGGTCTGGACGAACTCGATATGCTTGGGATTGATTTTCCCAAAACGAGAGATGGCGGCAATGGCATCCGCGATAAATGGATCTCAAACATGCGTTGTATGGCTCGTGATTGGGTTAGTCCAAAGGGTGAGTACGAAGTCGAAAAGCTGCTTATTCTGAAGCTTCGCGATGATCGCTATCTTCAGGGTTATGCGGATTTGATTCGTGTCCTGCCAGACGGGCGGCTGCAGGTGTTGGATATCAAGACTTCCAGTCAGTTTAAGGATGAAGATCTGCTTCACTATGGTCGTCAGCTTGTCGCGTACACTCTGGCGCTTGAACAGGCTGGGTTCAAAACGGCCGTTCCTTGTTGGATCATGGTGAAATACTGCAAGATTACATACGAAACCGGATTCGGAAAACGTGCAAAACCAGCCGAAAAGGTGCTCGATCGATGCAAAGTGGGTTACACGCTGCGGTCTACAGTTCGTTCCAAGATGAAAGCCGCCGGGTATGACAGTGAGCAGATCGAAATTGTTACCCAGGCATTTATCGAATCAAACGATATCAATGATCTGCCGGAAGATATTCGCTGCCAGTTCAAATTGACTACATATGTCAGACCGTATCCTGTCACCGATGAACTGCGCAAAGAATGTATCGATTACATAAACGAAACAGCGGACGAGTTCGAGGAGCGGAAACGTAGCGGCGAATGGCCTGCACGAGAGATCGAAGAGAAAAATGGCAGCCCCAATTTCTTTTGTACCAATCTCTGCGGTCATCGCAAAACCTGTGAACCGCTTCGGGATTGTATCAACAAGCGGCCGTTTTATGCGGCAAAAGACCCAAGCGTGGTCGGTATAGACGATTTGTTTTAAAGATTGGAGGTGAATCGAATTGGGAAAGTTCATAGACCGATCTGGTCAAAAAATCGGACGATGGAATATTATTGAGCCTACCGATCAATATAAAAACGGGAAACGCATGTGGAAATGTTTATGCGATTGTCAACTGGATAAACCAGAAAGCGAACGAGATTACAAAATAATGGATATTAAAAATATCCTTTGTGGAAGTTCAAAGTCGTGTGGGTGTTACAAAGCAGAACAATCGTTAAACAACAAACGCAACAAACGTTTTAACCAATATGAATTGCAAAGTAATGGTTGTGTCGTCGGAACTATAAAAAACGGATACCAATTTTATATTGACCAGGACGATTTAGAACTCGTTAAACCGTATAGTTGGCATCAACATCAAGATGGATATTTGCGAACCTGTACTGGCTATTATCAAGATGAGAACGGAAAGCGACACAATAAATATATATTGATGCACAAATTGATTGCGTCTGCACACGGATTTGATGAAAGTCTTGAAGTAGATCACATTAACGGAATTCCATACGATAATCGAAAAGAAAACCTGCGTTCAGTAACTCACATACAGAACATGCAAAATGTCAAATTGTATTCGACGAACAAGTCTGGATATAAAGGTGTTTATTGTGAAAACCAGAAATGGAAAGCAAACATCAGAATAAACAAAGAACAAGTTTTCTTAGGAACATTTGATACATTTGAAGCAGCTGTTCAAGCTAGAAAAAATGCAGAGACCAAATATTATGGAGATTATTTAAGAAGTCCAAGTAATCTTCACAATGGCACATCTCATGCAAACAATGAAGGAAGTGTAGCGTAAGTCATGGAGAACTATCATAAGCATACATACGGCTCCAATATTTCAACTCCTGATAGTACGGTTTCCATCGAAGATTACGCTAAGAGAGCAGTAGAACTTGGACAAAAGTCAATTTGCAGTGTTGAACATGGATGGCAAGGAAAATATCACGAATACTACGAAATTGCTCAAAAGTATGGTCTGAAATTTATTTTTGGTACAGAAGCTTATTGGGTAATGGACAGACATTCAACTGATAAATCCAACTGTCATATTATCATTCTGGCTAAAAACGAAGATGGTCGTCAGGAAATAAATGAAATTCTGTCTACTGCAAATGAGGACGGATATTATTATAAGCCGCGTATCGATCCTGAATTGATTTTCGAACTAAGTCCTAAGAATGTTTTTGTTACTTCTGCATGTGTTGCGTTTTGGAAATATGACCGCATAGAAGATTTCGTTAAGCAGTTACATGATTACTTTGGCGAAAACTTTATGTTGGAAATTCAAAATCACAATACAGAAAAACAAATCGAGTTAAATCAGCGAATCAAAACATTGGCTGACAAATATGGAATCGAATTGATTGCAGGACTTGATAGTCATTATATTTACCCCGAACAGGCGCGTGACCGAGATGAATACCTGAAATCGAAAGGACTTCATTATGAAGATGAAGATGGATGGTATATGGATTATCCTGACGAACAAACCACTTTAAACAGATTTATGGAACAAGGAATCTGGAACGAAAAAGAAGTTCTTCGCGCAATAGATAATTCAAATATTGTTCTTGGTTTTGAGGATTACGATAGCGAGGTTTTCAAAAAGAATCGCAAACTTCCTACATTATATCCAGGTAAGACACAAGAAGAAAAAAATCTAATTTATGGACGCTTGATCACAAGGCTGTTCAAAGAATATACCGACGGAATGTCTCCTGAAGAATATCAAAAGTATTTTGAGGGAGTCAAGATGGAGGTCGATACATACAAAGAAACCGGAATGGTCGATTATCCGTTGCTAGACTACGCAATTGTAAAACGTGGTCTTGAAAAAGGCGGAATTATTACGGCAACAGGTCGTGGTTCTGCAGTGGGTTATTTTACAAATACTCTTTGTGGATTTAGTAAGGTTGATCGTTTTAAGGCTCCTATCAAGTTGTATCCTGAACGATTTATTTCAAAAACTCGTATCTTGGAAACAAATTCGCTTCCCGATATCGATATGAATATTTCTGCTCAAGAACCGTTTGAGGAAGCTCAGACTGAAATTCTTGGACGGGACCATGCTTATCCAATGATTGCATTTGGTACTCTAAAAAAGAAGGCCGCATTTAAGATGTATGCAAGAGCTCAGAACATGGATTTTGACCTTGCAAATAAAATCAGCAATCAGCTTTCTCAGTATGATGAAGCCATGAAGAATGCATCAGACGAAGAACGAGAAGATATCGATATTTACGATTATGTCAGTCCTGAATATAAAGAGTATGTCGAGAGAAGCAAATCCTATTGGGGTATTATTGATTCAAAGTCAAAAGCTCCATGTGCGTATCTTCTTTATCAGGGAAGCATTCGTCGGCAGATTGGTTTGATTAAATGTAAAAGCGAATCCACAAAGCGCGAGTACATAACCACTGTCGTTGATGGAGCAGTCGCTGAGAATTACAAATTTCTGAAGAATGACTGGCTTATTGTCGAGACTGTTCTTCTTACAGACCTTGTATTTAAGCGAATCGGCATGAAACCAATGACTGTCAATCAGCTCACGGAAGCTGTAAAAGATGATAAAAAAGTCTGGTGGGTATATGCAAATGGTTACACTGTTGGCGTTAATCAATGCGAAAAGCCAAACGCAATGAATCGCTTAAAAAGATATAAACCACGAAATATTTCAGAGTTGGCCGCCTTTATTGCCGGTATCCGTCCTGGGTTTAAGTCAATGTATTCTAAATTCGAAAGCCGTGAGCCGTTCTCTTACGGAATTCCTGTTTTTGATAATCTAATTCAGACTCCAGAAGTTCCGTATAGTTTTGTAGAGTATCAGGAACAGGTCATGTCTGTTTTGAACTTTGCTGGATTTCCAATGGACGAATGCTATGGAATCATTAAGGCTATTGCAAAAAAACATCCTGAAAAGGTTAAGCCTCTGAAGTCTCGATTTATTGAAGGATTCAAGGAGAAAATCAAAGGGCAGTGTCCGCCAGGTCAAACAGAAGATGAAGCTGCAAATAAAGTCTGGAAGATTATCGAAGACAACTGCGGATACGGATTCAACAGTTCCCATGCTTTGTGTATGGCTTACGATTCTCTTTACAATGCTTGGCAGAAAGCAAATCATCCTTACGAATTTTATGAAGTGCTGCTACAGCATTTTTCTAGTAAAGGTAAGAAAGATAAGGTTGCTATTCTGAAGCAAGAGATGAAAGAAGCATTTGGAATTGAAGAAGGTCCTATGAAATGGGGATTGGATAACCGGGATTTCAAGGCAGATCCAGAACATCATTGTATCAATCCTGCATTGGTTTCTATTAAGGGAATTAGTAAAACGTGCGCCTCTGAATTGTATCGATTATCAAAATCCAAGAAGTTCAAATCTTTTGTTGCAGTTGTGTCAGCAATTAAAAGCAGAACAAGAGTGAACAGTGGCCAGTTGGAAACTCTTATTAAGCTCGATTACTTTTCCGATTTTGGGAATCCTAATCAGCTTCTTGAGCAGATGAAAATCCTTGATAAATACAATGATCGCACCGATTTGTTTAAGAGCGATATAGAAGGAATCATTCCGCACGACCTTATGGTAGGAATGTGTGAGAAGGAAACCGAGAAAAAATATTGCACAATAAAAAATCGAGCCATTATTGATTATCTCATTTCCAAAACGATCGATGTCAAAACTCCGATTACAGACCGCATTCAATACGAAGCAGACAACTTAGGTTATATCCAGCTGACTATGCCAAATCTCAAGCCCATTTACATCTACGTCTTGGATATTGATGGTAAGTTCGCCAATAAAACTGTAAGCGCCTACGTCCTCAAAACCGGTCAACAGCGCCGGCTTAAGGTGAAAGGCCGCACTCTGGAAGCTGCCCCAATCGAGAAAGGCGACATCCTTCGCATTGATGAAGAGCGGGATGAAGGCCGCTGGTCAAAGGACGAGCAGGGCCAGTGGATTCAATCCAAGACCGACAAAGAAACGATTCTTCGTAAATACGTTCATGTGCGGTGAAAGGAGGTGACAAAGTGACATATAACGAAATCACTCAGATCCTCAAGTCAATGGTGATTATTGTGGATGACCGCGAAAAGGATACTCCACTTCTACATCAGCGGCTCTCATCGTTCCCGTGTGCTTATATGCGTAAGAGACTGGATTTCGGTGACTATAGTGCTGAGGTGACACTGCCCAATGGCGAAAAATTCTCGTTGGCAGACAAAGTAGTGGTCGAAAGAAAATATGACTTGACAGAGATTTGCGGAAATTTCACAACGAATCGCATCCGGTTCGCAAAAGAGTTCGACAGGGCTGCGGCCGCTGGAGCAAAGACGTACATACTCATTGAAAACGGTTCATGGGAAAAGATTCATAACGGTGCTTACCGCAGTAAGATGACTCCAGCTTCATTGCTGGGCAGTCTCACCACATGGCTTGCTCGATATAACTGTCAGATCATCTTTTGCGAGCCAGATACTACATCATGGCTGATCCATGCGTTTCTTCTGCACGAAATGCGTGAAGCTCTGACCCATTATGAACTACCGCAAAAACCCAAGAGAACAAGAAAGGGGACTGAAGATGACATCATCACTTGATTTCGAAGGCGAGCTGATTCTGGACGGTGTGCTGCTGGACAAGCTGGAAACACTGACAAAAAAGCTTCAGAAGGCCACAAAAAAGACCGACAAGGCAACAATCTTGTTAGATGCTAAGAACGAGATCGGTGAGAATCCATTATTTTTCTTCCTTGATTTCATTCTCGATCCGCAGATCACAACAGGAATCTCTAAGGCGAAAATTAACAAGAAGGTGCGAATCGTGGATAAATTTCCACACACTTTCCAAGATATCTGCTTATTCCTGGCGGAGTGCAACACCGGCTCTGACATGGCTTTGTCAATGGCAGCCAGTTATATCTACTGGAATGCTTCACATAAAGATTTTCTGATTCGAGTGTTCACCAAGAATTTGCCTCTGGGTGTTGAAGCTGCTACGGTCAATAAGATTTTTGGCAAAGTGGTAATTCCGGTCTGGGAAGTCCAGCAGGGATATCCTATCGATAAAGTTAAACTCAAGCCGGGCACCTGGTTCAGTCTCAGCCGCAAGATGAATGGTAACCGGGGCACCTTCTACCGTGGCAAGTTCATTTCTCGTCAGGGACAAGAGTTTACCGGCCTCGACCATATTAAGGACGACATCATCAAAGAGCTTGGCGATGAATCGCTGATTGATGAATACGTCTACGATGGCGAGCTGGTATACCGTAATAGCAGAGGACTATCAGACGGCGAGGCATTTCGGATTGGCACTGGTATGTTGAACTCGGATGGAGATAAAAGCCAGATCAAGTTCGTTGTGTTTGATTTGATTCCTACTGATGAGTTTGAGAACGGCAAAGGCAGCCTTCCTTATGAGGATGGTTCTTTTGTTACGCCATATAAACTCCGTCGTAAATGGCTTGAAGATTTAGCCGTTACGATCGAGCAGAAAGGGCTCAAAAATATCCAGGTCGTGCCGATGGTCTACGAAGGTACTGATCAAAGTGTGATTCCTCAGTGGCTCGATTATGCAGTCAAACATGATTGGGAAGGGCTCATGCTTAATACATCGGTTCCTTATAAGCGGGCGCGTCACACTGGCTGTCTTAAAATCAAGCGTTTTTATACTGTTGATCTTCGTGTCACTGCAATTGAAGAGGGTCAGAACCGTCTGGCTGGTACGATGGGTGCTCTGGTTGTTGATTACAAGGGTAACGAGCTTCGTGTTGGTTCCGGTTTTGATGATGCTACGAGAGCTACCGTGTGGGCGAATCCGGGTGATTATATCGGACGTATCATCGAATTAAAGTACAAAGAGGTCACAATGGATAAAAAGACCGGCCTTGAGTCACTGCAATTCCCGACCTTTGTACGATTCCGTGATGATAAGAATGAAGTGAGTTACGGCTAAGGAGGAGTTATGAATCTTTCTAAAAAGTCCATTAAGCACATTCTTAGGATTCTGGATAACAAATGTATCGAGATCCCTACAAAGACATCTGCTTATAGCAGCGGTGGACGTAGAATTTTGACTCGTGATTTTGAGCCAAAGGAGTCACACGGAATGAATGACTGGCAGCGAATCGTCTATATACCGTCCGAAGGATATTTCTACGGAATTTATAATGGAAAATCGGAAAAAGATTGGGGTATTCCAGATATCTGGTCTCCTGCTCAACTTGCTGATTTGTGAGGTGTCTTATGATTGATCTCAGTAAATTAGCCGTCCCAAAGAAAGAACGACTTGAAGTTCAACTTACCGATGGCACAGAAGAACACAATATCAACTACGTCATTACGTCTCTGGCTACGATCAAAGGCGATAAGATCTATAAAAACTTCCGTCTATATTCTGTGGCCGATGATGGCCAATTGACTCAGCTGGAAAAACGAGATGGCGACCCATATTTCGATGCTTTGAAAGGAACGGTGTATGAACAATGAGAAGTGGCTTTTTGAAAGGTATCGACAAGCATTACGAGAAATTACAATCGCCCAAAATCATTTTGAGTTTTGCGAGCCTGATTATATCGATTGCGCAATTGATGATCTCGTTCACGCTGAGAAAACTTTCGACCGAATCTTAAAGGAGATTCGCAATGAAAAATTGGACACGTCGATATCTAAGACTTAATTATCAAGATGAATCTCTCTGTTGGCGGCTTCGCTATGGAGAACGCTTCGAAATCGTCGCAGAATTGGATGAATTTTATTTTCTTTGGGCACATGGCACGATGATTGCATTCCCCAAGTACGGCAAGTACGTATACGACATTGAAACAGAGATTGTAAATACCGAATAAGGAGGGAGGTGAGGTCCCATGCGAGGGATCAATCAAAGAGAGCTTGGCCGCAAAGAACGCGCCACAGCAGAATGCGAGCGTCAGATTCGGCGCTACGGATATGAATGTGGTGAGGTTATTACATATAAATTGTCGCCAGAACAAATGAAACAGGTTTTGACAGGCAGAAAAACAGTAGATGATTTTATCAAGGAGGGGCAGTAAATGGAAGTCGAATTGATTTCATATTCACAGCCGGTAAAGAAGGATGCAGACAAGAATCCGCTCAGTATTGCAGAGCTGGCAGCAAGTGTCTGTTACGATTCGCAGCCGACCGAGACTTATCGAATCGCAAAGGGATGTAAGGCGACCGGGCACACCTCGGTGCTTGAACACATCAGTTTTACGTTCCATGTCACCGGTGTCAGTCGGGCGCTTCTGGCGCAGTTGAGCCGCCATCGGCATATCAGTCTGAGTGTTCGCAGCCAGCGCTATTGTGATGAAAGTGTTATGCAGTATGTTAATCCGTTTGATGAACAACATGGCGGCGACGTATTTGACGATATGATGAGCAATATCACTAATGATTATAAGCTGCTCAAAAATCTCGGTGCCGCCAACGAGGATGCCCGTGCAGTTCTGCCAAATGCTTGTTGTACAGAATTCTATGTAACTATCAATGCGCGGTCGTTGATTGAAATGAGCCACCTGCGGCTTTGCACTCGTGCCCAGAGTGAAATTCGATCCATGTTTACCATGATGAAGGAACAAGTCGCTATCGTTTGTCCCGAACTTGCCGCTTGGATGGTTCCGTCCTGTGAAGCGAATCCAAAGTATCCGTTCTGTCCGGAGGGGAGCCGCTGCTGTGGTCGCCACCCGAAGCTGGCAGATGTTTATAAACCCGTTGAGAGATAAGGAGATTACATATGAATAAGAAATCTGTTATGGATATCAATAATTGCGATATTCTGAATGAAAATGGTATCCTACGTCTTGCCTACAATTTTAACAAATGCACTCCTCCTATGATCATGGTTAGGGCAAAATCTTATCATGAGTTCAATAAAAGTGGTATGTTTTTATTTGGTGCAAAAACATGGGCTACTTATATTGTGCAGCTAAATATTGATGAGGAAGAACCCATTCTGCGCGGTCTACTGGCCGATATTTATCAGAATTATCACGACCTGTATGAAGAAGTCTTCCATGGAGCTGCTGAGGATGACGATACCCCAGATTGTGACCGTGAAGATTGCTGCGACGATGATGGTATTATTGATTATCTGACTCTTATCGATACTGGCCGTATGAGTGAAAAGGGACACCATATTGGCCGCTTTGACTTCGATAACCTTGCAGAGCTTGATACTGACACTCTTCATATCTTGGCGAAGGTTTGTGATATCAAAAATTCTGAAGCTATGACTCGTGGAATCCTGCTTTGGAATTTACACAATCAGGACATAGATATTGATGATCATTGTTATTGTGACAATGACACCGACGACGATGAGGACGATATCAACGAGTGTGATGGCGACTGTGATAACTGCGAGTTCGTAGAGTTGGATGACCGAGACGAAAAGGATGATGACAGCTGTGCCTGTGAGGAAGATAAACATCCTGACTGGCCGCGCCCGATTAAAGATGATGCCAATGCACAGCCTGAAGCGCAGCAGTATGAGTATGTGAATGGTCCCGCTCATTATCATGGGACCGAGTGTATCGAGAATATGCGTAAGCTGTTTGGTGACGAGGCAGTTCGCTGGTTCTGTATTTGCAATGCCTACAAGTATCGCTTCCGTGATGGTTCTAAGCCCGGTGTGGCCGCAGGGCAAGACGAAGAGAAGGCTCGTTGGTACGAAGATTATGCCGTGAAAATGATGGGCGAGCAGCGCTACTATTGATTTGGAGGTGATGGAATATGGAGTATGTAATCAAACGCAATGGCGTAAAAGCTCCGTTTGACAAGTCTAAGATCGTGAATGCAATCGAAAAGGCGATGAATGATTCTTCTGATTCTGTCAATCACGAATTGAGCGAGCGAATCGCAAATGAAATCGCAGCTATCAGCCAGCCAATGGATGTTGAAGCGATTCAGAATGCCGTGGAAAATCGACTGATGCAGAGTTGCCATTATGAAACCGCACGCTGCTACATGAATTATCGCTACCTGCACGGGATTGCCCGTAATAAGTACAAAGAGCTGATGGACGCAGTCGATGAAAAACTGATGGGCAAAAAGATCGACAATCAAAATGCCAATGTTGATGAAGCATCCTTCGGTGGTCGTACTGGCGAGATGAGTCGTGTAGTTTCTAAGCGTTATGCATTGGATTACTGTATGTCAGACCTCGCAAAGAAGAACCACGAGAACAATGAGATCTACACCCATGACCTCGATAACTATGCCGTTGGTGATCACAACTGTACAAGTTGCAACATCGATAAACATTTGGCTAATGGTTTTAAGACTCGGCAGGTGGATATTCGACCAGCTCAATCAATCAATACAGCATATCAGTTGCTGGCCGTTCTATTCCAGATTCAATCACTGTCTCAGTTCGGTGGTATTTCAGCGACACACCTCGACTTCAGTATGATGCCTTATGTTCGGAAGAGCTTTACAAAGCATCTTCAGGACGGTCTGGTTTACATCGAAAAGAAATCTACATACAAAGCCAATCGTTTCAGAAAGTGGCTTGAGCATGATGAAAATCATCCGGATGGCACTATCCATTTTGATGATGCAGAATTTCAGGCACAACATCCTGACGCTTGGGATTACGCAATGGAGATGACTCGTCGTGAATGTAAGCAGGCAACTGAGGGTCTGCTCCACAATCTGAACAGTCTGCAATCTCGTAGTGGCAATCAGCTTCCGTTCAGCTCAATCAACTTTGGCCTTTGTACCGAAGAAGAGGGACGGATGGTCACAAGGGAATTTCTGGAGGGGCTGATTCGCGGCACTGGAAAGTATCATCGGACGAGTATTTTCCCATGTGCTATCTTCCAGAAAAAGATTGGCGTAAACCAGAAACCTGGTGACCCAAACTATGACTTATATCGTCTGGCTTTGAAATCGACTGCACAGCGTCTGTATCCTAATTACTGTAACTGCGATTGGAGTAATCAGAAGGCGGCTGTTCAGTATGATCGCAATGTAAAGAAGGCTGTTCTTGCCAGTCTGAATGATGGCGAGAAAAATAGACTGTACAATATTCTGTCAAAAGATAAAGGTCTCGCTGCAAAGTTGAGTATCGTTATTTTGGACGATAGAATGATTGTCGATGAGGAACATGAATCTCCTACCGAAATCAGTAGCACGATGGGTTGTAGAACATGGAATTCTTACGATGTAAATTTCAAAGAAGTATATGAAGCAAACATTCAGTCGGTATTGGCTACTGGAAAGCTTAAGTTCGATGATCTGTTGTCTGCTGCTCAGAAAGATGGTCGCGGCAATATTTGTCCTGTAACTATCATTCTGCCTACTCTGGCAATGGAAGCCAAACAGGCAGTTTCTGTATGGGATTATCACGATTGCAGAGATACAGTTACAGAATTTATGAAGATTCTTGACCAGAAGCTGCATGAAGCAAAACAGATTTTAATCGAGCGGTTTAATTGGATCTGTTCACAGTCTCCTGCATCTGCAAAATTTATGTGGGACAACGGTGTGCTTTCTGGATATGACGGTGTTGACATCCGGTCTGCTATGAAGCATGGCACTCTGGCGGTCGGTATGTTGGGCATGGCCGAAACACTTCAGATTCTGATTGGAAAAAACCAGCTTGATCCGTATGGCATGGAAGTTGCAAAAGAAATCTGTCAGCTGTATAAAGATCGGTGCGCAGAATTCAAAAACGATACATCGTTAAATTTTGGAGTGTACTTTACCCCTGCAGAAAATCTTTGTTACACAGCTATGACAAAATTCAAAGCAAAGTACGGTGAGATCCCGAACGTGTCTGACAAAAAATTCTTCACGAACAGCGTACATGTCCCAGTATGGGAAGAGGTGACACCGTTTGAGAAGATTGATGTTGAGTCTCAGTTGGATTCGTATTCCAGTGCAGGTTGTATCCTGTATACAGAATTTGATGCAACAGTAAAACACAATTTGGATGCGCTTGAGACCGTTGTAAATTATGCTATGGATCACGATGTACCGTATTTTGCAGTCAATGTACCGAACGATACTTGTGTGGACTGCGGATACTGTGATGAAATTAACGACTCCTGCCCTCAGTGCGGAGGACACAATATCGAACGTCTGCGTCGAGTCACCGGCTACATCACAGGCAATTACACTACTGCTTTCAATCTCGGTAAGCAGCAAGAGGTTGAACTGCGAGTTAAGCACAATCGCGTGATTCATTGATAATTAACAGAAAGGCAGGTGATACCGCATGAATGATATTGCAAAATTCATTTCAGGCTTTCTTGGTTTTATTCTGTCGTGGTTCATTACGACTGTTGTATTATATGGCGGTTGGAAGCTGCTTGGGCCAGATTTTAATCTATGGGCAGCAACTGGTATTTGGCTGGTGCTACTTATCTTCGGCAGATTTGCGAACAGTAAGAAGCAGTAAATAAAATAAGCAGGGTGGGTGTGGTGGCATGAGAGGATGTGAAACAAGTGGAACAAATTGTATGGGATATAGGATTTGTAAAGCCTTCGAGGTATAGCGATTTCAAATATGAACCCGTACACGCAACTGGTGGTCATGGAGAGTTTTCCTAGAAGTTGGTCGATGACAGACATCCACAAGATCGGCAACGGGTAATCGCTAAGTGCGCAGATGGAAGCACATTCATTGGTTTTTGTATCTATCCGTATTCTGATTGCGGTAGTATCAAGAATTGGTACGTCCAACCGACTCCTACCGATTGGTATCGAGTTGATAAAAAGGTTGTACAATATCACGAATTAACAGAAGAAGGAGAGCTACAGTGAACTATATTAAGATAACAACACCAGATATCGCAAACGGAATCGGCTGCAGAGTCACACTCTGGTGCTCAGGTTGTTCTCATTGTTGTCCCGGCTGTCATAATCCTCAGACGTGGGATGCGACCATCGGCAATCCATTCATCGAAGACACCATGCAAGAGTTGCTTGATCTGCTTCGCCCAGATTATATTCAAGGTTTGACATTCAGCGGGGGAGACCCTCTGTTCGTTCAGAACCGGCTTATCGTTGGCTATATCTGTGAGCGTATCCGCAAAGAGTTCGGCGACACTAAGGATATCTGGATGTGGACTGGATACGAGTGGGATCAAATCAAAGACTGGGATCATCTAAATTATGTGGATGTTCTGGTGGATGGGCCATATATCGAGGCTCAGCGCGATATTTCATTGCCGTGGGCTGGCAGCAACAATCAAAGAGTTATCGATGTCAAGCGGAGCTTGAAAAAGAACGAAGTCGTATTATGGAAGGAGAACTAATATGAACTCTATTGTAAAAGTAAACAAGATCTATCCTGACGCTCACATCCCTACTTATGGCACTGAGAAGGCCGCTTGTGCTGATGTGTATGCTTATATCCCAGCAGATCAGGCAGACCTGTATGACGAGCATGGTAATCCTATTATTTACATCCGTCCGCATGAGACCCGTATGATCGGTACCGGCCTGCGTTTTGCTCCTGCTGATGGTTGGGCTATTCTCGGATTTGCCCGCAGTGGTCTGGCATCTAAGAAGGGTCTGGCACCTGCGAACAAAGTTGGCGTGCTGGATGAGGATTATCGTGGCCAAGCATTTATTCCGCTACACAATCACTCTGATATGCCCCAGGAAATCGTCCATGGTGACCGTATTGCACAGTTCATGTTCGTTCCGTATTATCAGGCACAGTTCGATGTTGTTGATGAATTGAACGAAACTGAGCGTGGTGATAATGGTTTCGGAAGCACTGGTGTTTAACAATTAAGGAGTATTGCTTATGCGATGTAGTTTTGGATATACAGTTAAATCCCCATATGTAGAAAGACGTGTTAAATACTATGATGAAAATGGTATCTATGACGAATCAGTACAAAGTGATGACGAATTGATTGTCATTGGGGAAAAGCTAAGAAATGGTGGTTATAGATATAACGAAGAACTTGGGAAAGCAGAGACGGCCATGTTCGAGACAGAACCAAACAATCCGCAATATAAAGAAATTCTTGCAAGATTAAATCGTGTTCGTGACAAATACGGTATCAAACACTGGGATGAAAAGGAGCGGGTGATGTAAAATGTTCTGGAATAAATCAGAAGAAAAGCCGTCAGAAAAACCTGAAAAGGCAGAAGAAGTCAAAGAGCAAAGACAATTTGAACCATATAGATGCTGGACTGTCTATGTCAACTATTGTCTAAGAAATGGCACGGATCATAGCTTTTCAGTTGACTATGAAAATTCCGATTATCGCGATAAAATGAGCCACAAAGAGGCTGGAGAAGCTATGGAATCGGATGCGACCAAAAAGAAAGAAGAAATAGAAGCACTGGTTGAAGCAAATCTTGGGAAGGAAACTGGCTGGATTAAACTTGACTCGAACTATATTGCCAATCGAGATCTTGCAGCAGTATCAGTGCAGCTCATAAAAAGTACAAGCGGAGCTTTTGATTGGAGAAACTAATGAACAATGTGATTCAAATGCCGAAAGGCGATTACATTATGAAGGATGCAGTCTACGTAGATACAGGCAAAACTCGTACTGACGGGTGGTATCCAGAATGGATCGGTATGACAATGCAGTTCCGTCCAATTCCTGTCGGCTGGATCGCTCAGTTCCGATATGTAAAAGACAATGATGGATATCCATATCCGGGAGGGATGCACACATCTCCCGTTACTTCTGTCTCGATTTCAGAAAATGAAAAAACTGTCGAAATCGAAACCGCACATACAATTTATACGTTTGAAAAAGTTGAGGAGGGCTAAATTATGGCAAAGTATTTTTATGTTTACGAAATCGCAGGATCTCCAGCTGACCGTATGGTGAAGATGTTCAACACCGAGTCAGTTATTGACGGTAAGAAGGGTACTTATATCGCAGAGAAGAAGGTTGCGTACAAAGACTTGCAGGGGTTCACCAGCGGTATCAAAGCGGTCGGCTTCCAGTTGAATCCTGAGCTCGCAAATGCTGATATCGCAGAGCGGGAAGCAAAACGGATTCTGGCTGCTAAGATGGCCGATTATCATGCCGCACGCGATGCATATGCCGAGGCAGCTGACAATCTGAAAAAGGTAAACGCCAAGTTTGGTATCTGATACATAATCGCAGTGGTGGGTGGGAGGAATAAAATATGAAAATTATCGAAACAAAAGATTATAAGGAGGAAATTAAAATTGTCGAAAAATATCGTTATGGTGAACACAAAAACTGTGATATATGCCTCACAAAAGAGGACTGCAAGATGAATCCATATTGTTACGGTTGCGCCTTGACGGAAGACGGGGAGTGGATTGGGTTTATAAAATAAAAACTGGATTTTTAAAGAAGGAGGAATTCGATGCTTGTAAAAGATTACGGCGGTGAAATCGATTGGAATATTGGTGCGTTCTGCGGCCATGATGAAATGATGTTTGATATTGACAAAGCTTGTAAAATGGCTTGTGAGAAAAATGGCATCAGATATGTGTTTGGCAGCATTTTCACAGTCCTGCAAGGTGGTCGTATCCCACCCCAGAAAAATCTGCCTGTGTCAGAAGTTCTGTCCAGAGCAGATAAATATAATGAACTTGGTATTGGAGTTCGTTTAACATTCTCAAGCCCATTTGTTACACGTGGCGATCTCGTTGATGAAACTTCAAATATTATGTTGCGGCACCTCGATCATAATAATCAGAATGGTCTTACAAACCGTAACGGCGTTATTGTTATGTCCGATTTACTGGCTGATTATATTCGCTATATGTATCCCAATCTTGAGCTGATTTCATCGCAAGTAAAACCGTCTGTCGAAGTTGGCCTTGGGAATGATTCTACTGAATATTATAATCGTCTGCTTGATCGTTTTGATATTGTCGTTGTGAATCCATTTAAGATCCATGACGAGCAGTTTATTAAAAACCTGCATGACCATGATCGAGTAGAATTTATTGTCAATCACCGGTGTCTGCCGAATTGTCCCATGGCTGGCCGTCACTATCAGCTGAACACAAAGCTGGGTCAGGCTATTGTCAATGGTGATGATATTACGGAGCTGCAAAATCAGTTGGCGATAGTATATAACTATTGCGGCTCTACTCGAAATAGCAATCCTCTTCTGGGTACATCTATGAATGAAGATGAAATCAAGATGCTGGTTTCACAGGGATTTAAGCATTTTAAAATCGAAGGTCGCGAAAATAATATCATCTCGTTTGTGCGTGACCTTGGCGACTATGTTTTTAATCACGAGGTGTTTGAGCGAGTCATTCATGCCATTGCCGGTATGATGCTGTAAGGAGGTTCACAATGATTATTGATTGCAAATCTATTGCACAAGATATCAAAAATAAAATCAAGAATATTATCGCAGAAGATGACTATGCTCCTATTTTACATATTTATCAAGTAGGGGACAATCTTGCATCCAACGCTTATATTCGCGGTAAACTGCGTGACTGTGAAGAGGTTGGAGTCGAAGCGGAGCTTATCAAACTGCCGGAAGAGACAACCGAAGATGGTTTGAAAGATAAAATACAAGAAGATTATAATTATGATAACGCAGATGGTATTATTGTTCAGCTTCCGTTGCCAAAACATATCGATCCTAAAAATATTTGTATTCCAGACGAACTTGACGTTGATGGTTTTAATTCTACATCACCATTTCAGCCTTGCACTCCGCTTGGCGTTATGAAGATTTTTGATTCCATCGGTTACAATCTGGATGGCAAGAATGTACTTGTGTGCGGGCAGTCTGATATCGTTGGTCGTCCGCTGGTTGATATGCTGATTAAGCGCCATTGCAATGTGATTTCTGTGAATAGCAGCGGAAGTTTTATGAAGTGCACAGCTCTTGCAATGGATATGGTCGATGTGATTATCTCTGCTGTGGGCAAGCGCAACTTTATCACGCCGTTTGGTCTTGATCGAGTCGAGGTCTGTATCGATGTCGGTATCAACTATGACGAGAACTGTAAGCAACATGGAGACTGCGCCGACGCTGTTTATGAGATGGAGAATATCAAAGTTACACCTCGTATCGGTGGTGTCGGACTGATGACCAGGGCGATGCTGCTTTACAATGTATGTGTGGCAAAGTATGGGGAAGAGAAGATGGAGATGGTGACTGAATGAAAGAACAGACTATTCCAATTGACCAACAGCTTGTATATAACGTAGAAGAAGTAGCGACACTCTTGAAAACCACGCGCCCTGTGGTATACTCTTTAATAGAAAAGGGCTATTTGCCAAGTATCGTGTTGGGTCGGCGTAAAGTGACCCGTAAAGCACTTCTTGAGTTTCTTGATAAGAATGCCAACACTGACTTTGGAGAACTCTTAAGAGCCGGTTGATTGGCTTGCCCACAAAATTGCCCACATTTGAATTCTCGTGGGCAAAACGTGGGCAAAATACGCATCTTTTTGTATTAAGTAACGATACTACGACAATTCACTATTGCAGTCCAAGGACGAGGCTCGCCATGGCCGCGGCTTCGAGGGCCTGCTGAAGCGCTACTTCAACACCGAAGTCTAACGAAAAAAGCTAAAAAATACAATTGTAAAACGCGAGTTTTGCTGTTGGTCATAGGATAATCTGTTCAAATCTGTTCTTAACTGTTTTTATCGGTTGAGAACAGATTTTTTTGTTTTGTGGGCAAATCGTGGGCAAAGACCTTTGATTTGACCAGTTTTGACCTCTTTTCAAACCTTGCCCACAAAAAGCTTGAAAGTTGGCTTGTGGCCTAGAAAAATCAAGGGTGGGAAAATTCGCCATTGTGGGCAAATCGTTGACACCAAACATCGGCCATGATAGAATCAAGTCAGATGAATAGACTAAGTGAGCAAAGGAGTGATATCATGGGTACCATTAGAAAAAGAGGCGACAAGTGGTCGTATCGAGTTGACCTTGGTGCTGTCAATGGTAAGCGTATGCAAAAAGAGAAAGGCGGCTTTGCCACAAAGAAGGAAGCGGCTGCCGCAATGACTCTTGTAGAAAATGAACTGCTTAAAACGGGTGAATATATAGAAGCAGAACAAAAAATTACAATGCAACAACTATATGAGGAATTCATTGAAGAGGAGGCTCCGCTGACTCGAAAATATACAACCATTGTTCGCTACAAGTCACTTTATAGAAATCAAATAGAACCAGAATTTGCTTCAAACTATCTGTATCAAATTACAACTGAACGAATTCAAAAATTCATCAACTATAAAGTTAAAGAAGAGAAAAATAAAATGTCTGGTCATTCTGAACAAGGGCTAAGTGCGGCTTATGTTCGCAGTGTTTATAATTTTCTTCTTGTGTTATTTGCTCTTGCAAAGAAAAAGAAATATATCAAAACCAACCCAATGGACGATGTGACTCCGCCAAAAGACTATCGTGCGTATGGCAAGGAGATAAGATATTATACTCAGCCGCAAATCGAATGGATGGATAAACGATTCCAATCAACAAATCTATACACGGCTTACCAACTTGGTTTATATCTCGGTGTTCGTGTTGGAGAGTGCTTTGCACTGCGATTCAGCGATATAGACTGGGACAATAAAACCATTCAAGTTGGGTGTCAGCTTCAATTCCAAGATAAAGTATGGAGCCTTGTCTATCCTAAAACACCAAACTCTTTGCGCAGTATAAAAATAAATCAAAAACTAATCGACTATCTGAGAGCCCTTCAAAATAAATACGCAGAAAATAAAGAGCTGTTTGGTGCTGGCTGGAAGGGAAGTAACAAGGTCATGGATCGTCGTCCAGAGTTTTATGGAAAGCCAGCTGTGTTAATTACCGTTGATGATTTTATCAATGTTAAACCAAACGGTGAAATGTATGTGACCAGCTCTGATAAAACTCTTGCCCGCATTTGTAAGAAAGAAGCCGGGTTTGATTTTAAATTCCACTATCTTCGTCACACCCATGCTACCATTCTTGCAAGTAAGGGAGTTAATCCCAGATATGTTATGGAACGTTTAGGGCATGGCAAGATTGATGTTACTCTTAAATACTATACTCATATCACAGATGAGATGCACGAACAAGTTGCAGCTATTATGGATACGGTTATGGGAGAGCAAGAGCAGTACGATAAAACTAATGTTATCAAACAGGGCGAAAACTTGAAAGAGATGGCAATCGTGCCTGGTACAGAAGATGACGAGGTCGATGATCTGGAAGATGAAGAATAAGTAATTTTTCAATTGGCGTAGGGCGACCTGCGCCCTTTTTATTTGTCATGGCGTTCGCTATGTGATATAATAGAGTTAAAGAAAACCGAATGGAGGTCGCAACCATGGAGGAATTTCAAACCATCCCTACTAAGGAACTTCAAGAGCTCGTCGATCGTCTACTCAAAAAATCAGAGGCGGCACACGAGAAGTATAACAAGGCCACAGAAGAATACAATCAGCTCATGGATAGGTATTATGACTGTGGAGATATCATCGAAGAGTTCAAGAAGCGCAAAGGCTATGACAGCAAAACGAATGAATTCCCGGTATCTATGTGGCTTGATAAACATCGTAGCGACCCCGATACAACACAAGAAGAGAAGGACGCTATCGAGGACATCCGAATCATAAGGAGAATTAAATTGCGTGACGCTGATCAAGCTCGTGCTGTGGCCCGTGCAACTTGGGAGGCTTATCTGGACGCTGCAGAACTTGCAGATTACTTTCCTAACTACAATATCAATTCAAAGGCGTGGTAATATTATGAAACAAGATATCTATCTTCCTCTTAAAATGCTTAGAACTCTCACTACTCAATATCCTATTATATGGAAAGAGATGGAAGAGTTCCATGATATGAATGGTACTGCAAGCTCTGTATCATGGCCTGAGTGGTGCTATGCTCCAATTGAAGCCGCACTAACTATCGTATCGGATGGACATGATCTTAGCCGTCTGTCGATGAATGAAGTAAGCGCCGTTGTGACATGTGCTCAACTCGTTTCTGTGTTGGCACCATGGAGACTCAGTAAAGAAGTCTATGTCATCAATGAAGATATAAAGAACCTTCTCTTTGAACAGAAAGACGACATCGATATCCCTGTTGATATTTTGATGCATCTTCCGTATCAGTGTTTTTATGTTGAGTTGCCCAATACTTATTTCGACAATGAAAAGATTCACGGTTTCTTCGTGTCTCTTGATTATAATGTTAAGCTACATGAGCGTGATTTGAAGTTGACGTTTCTTTCTGAGAATGGGGATTCGTTCACTTATCCCATCGACCTTGATGCCGGAACCATTGAAAACAGTATCAAAAAGTTAAATGAACAGCTCGCTGAACACGCCAAAGGAAATAAAAAGCTGGAAAAGTATGCAGAGGCAGACCCCGCAAAAGATGAAGAGACGATCACGTTTATCAAACAAGTCATGCAGGTCGTCCTTTATATTTTGGCACAGAACGCAGAGATTGCTCCAGATGAAGAACAGGCAACTGTAACAAAGCGCGGCAAAGTAATCAAAGATAAATATTCTGAGATTCGTAAATGGGATGTTGGCGAAAGAATCGGCGCAGCCATCCGTCAACAGAAAACGAAGGCATCTGATAGCGACTCTGAACCCACTACTCACAACTCACCGCGCACTCACATGCGTCGTGGTCACTGGCATCATTTCTGGACAGGTCCCAAGAACGAGCCTGAGAATAGACTGTTGGTTTTAAGGTGGTTGTCGCCAATGGTGATTGCCGCTGATTTGGAAATAGAGGATGCTCCAGTTGTATTTCATAAGGTGGAACAATGAACAATCCCAAAATACTTGACCTTGCACTCGCATTTATATTTCATAGACACCCGGCGGCTAATAAGGCTCAAGCGATTCGTAATCTATCGGACGATGAGTTAGCAGCGCTTTTGTATGAAATAGTTGCACAACAAGATAATTGCCCTCGCACAATCAATGGTTGGAAGGAATGGCTGCAGGAGGAGATAAAATAAAATGCTAAAAAATGGGGTACTGGTCCAATTAAGGATCAATACCCCATTCGTTTTATATCATTTCAATATCACTCGGCTCCACATAGCCCGATACATTCACTGAGATTGGATACTTTCCGATGCGGCTCTCAAGATTCGTCACTCGATAACGCCCGTTCACAAGTTTCCCATCAAAAATATACCATTCACCAGAGCGGCGCATACCGCAGTGTGTTTGGCTGTTTGAAAATAATATTCCGTCTAATTTAATTTTGTCTCCTGCGTGTAGTTGCTTTTGCTACACCATCAAAATGAACCCCAAGTAGCAGGCCCACAGATGCCATCTGCAGCCAGCCCATGTCCTTTCTGATACTCAATTAGCTTCGCCTTGGTATTCGCGCCAAAAATGCCGTCAGCCTTAACACCAAGATGCCGTTGCAGTACAGTTACAGCATAAGAAGCGCCATTCATAGCGTCTTTCGCACCCTGTCTGATAGTCGGCATAAGATTGGCTACACTGATATATTTCGTGCCAGATTTACTGATCCAGCGGCTTCGTGTGGTGCGCACATCAACATGAACAAATCCGCTTGTAAGCACAGCACGGCTATAATATCCAATACCACCACTCTTGGCAAAGTAGGGCAGGGAAGATACATACAGTGCGATCCGAATCGGGTCAACGCCCTTGATCCAGATATCAGCGGCAGTTCCTTTACAATGCTGGCTACGAGGGCTTCCACCGATGGAGATATTATAGGCAGGAGTACGATACCCAGAGTTGATGTGGACAGGAGTGCCAAAGTGAGCGCGGATCTGTTCCAGCACCTCAATCAGCTGACTATCGACCAGAACTGTATCACTCTTATCGGAGCAGGCAAACTCATAGACGGAAAAATGAGCCGACACCTTTTTGTTCTAGTCATTCTTCATAGAGTATGTAATAACACCCATTTCATTACACCTTCAATTCTTTTTGAACTCGTCCTTGATTTTATCGTTCTGGATGTCCATCTCTTTGACAGCGGCCTCAATCATGGTTTCAATGGTCGGAGTGATCTTCACACCCAGACGCTCCAGAGCTTCCATGACGTATTTCTTCTTGTCGGCCTTTTCGATAGCGCCGGTTGCGCCCAGCTTCTCTGCGGCACGGACAGCAATCTGTACCAGCTTGTACACACCGATCTTTTTCAGATAGGGGATGCCATAGGCCATAAAGGCAGTGCCAGCACCAGCAATAACCAGGCGGACGATAACGGAAACCAGCTCATTGATAATATCCATCATAATAAACCTCCAAAATAAAAAAGCCCGGGACACGCAGTCTCGGGTTAGTTCATAATATTCTTTGTGTTGTTCTGACCATCGATCAAATAGTTCTCAAGTGCAGCTTTGGCCTCCTTCATTGGCTCGATCGCGTTTCCATCGATGCCGTGACTGAGGAGTGCAAGCAGAGCCTTCATGGTGACATTATTGCCCTGCTCACTGTGACTGATACGCTGTTCTGATTCGAGAATTTTACGGTCATGTACTTCCAGCGTGATACTGTTTTCTTTCTGGTGCTCTTCTAATGAGACCAGCTTGGATTGAAACAGGTCGAGCCTGTCTTTATCTGCACCTAGTTTTCTATTGATCTTCTCAATCTCTGCATCGTGGGCATTCAGTCGCTCGTTCTGCTTGTCATCCGGGGCTTTCGCATGATTGATTGCCTTGATGATAACAGCGATAGCGGCTGAAATAGCAGTGATGCCACCACAGATGCTCAGTAACATGGTCTACAGCTGCTGTATGGTAAAAGAATAGACGTGAGGTGCGGCATTCAAACTTCCTATCATGTTTTCTCACCACCATTCGTACCACTGTCTGTGTTTTTGGCTTTCAGTGTTTCATTGATCTCGGTCAGCTGTGTAACAATAGCGTTCAGTGCTGTCACGATTTCTTTGCCTGTTTCGTCTAATAACAGCGGCTTTAAGATTTCCTGCGCCATAATTCCTCCTTTCAATTGACAAATTCCTATCAACGTGATATAGTGAGAGCAGTACAAACCCTCCATCGGGCTAGTACAACCTCATTTTTATGAGTTGTTGCGTGAGTTAGAGTCTCTGTGATGTAGCCATCGTCACAGGGGCTCTTTCTCTTTATGTGCGTTTTCCGCCATCACATACAGTACGCCAGTGATAATGCGGTCGCTCTTCATGGAATAGAACGTAACGCAGCCAGTCATCAACAAAAATACACAGTAGCGCAAGGAAGAACCATAGCACTGTAAACGGCAGGCAAATTTGGCCCAACAGATTGAACGGCAGGGAAGAGTAGTCCTAGATATGCAGGCCAAGCATCAAATTCAGCGGGATACCAACCACAAGCTCCATAGCAGTCACAAAGAGCGCTCCAACACCGGCTTGTTTCCAGAGCGGCATTTCCCAGGGAATATAGTTGTTCAGTCCTCCAATCACAAGAAAACAGATTCCACCGACAACGGCCATCGTCCAATGAGAATGTCCGCGCTATAGAATCTCAATGCAATAATAAAGGCACCCTCCGATCAAAAAGAGGATGCCGCATTTGATTAGTTCACGAAGTTTGTTGCTCATTCGGTCACATCCTTATCTGCGTGAAGATCCAGATATTCTGCTAGTACAGCATCATAACTGATTTCAATAGCATCTACCTCTGCGCTGGTCGTACATGCCTTGATGTCGATTTCTAATTCCTGCTGATGAGACACGAACGGTTTAACATACGTGCCAATCGCAAGTGCCAGTGCGGCCAGATCGTCATAAGTCCACTCTACACACTCGTCACCGGTGGAGTTCCATGTCAGTTTAAAAGGCTGCCCGGCGGCTGTAGAGATCTGATATAGGGCAAGGTTGCTTGTAAGAAGAGATTGCTTCTCGCTGGTGACACTGTAATACTTGCCATCAGACCATTGAATTGGATGCAGAGACAGGAAGGTAGAAAGAGCAATTTTTGACTGGGATATTTTACTTGTTTTAAGAGATTCAAGCTTCATATCTTCTGAAGGAACTGGTTCATGCTGTTGTACTTCATAACAGTCGTCTAAATCAGCAATCATCCAGTAGTAATCACCAGACACCGCAGTCTCGTTATGTTTTGTCACGGCGGCAACAACAACACTATACACGTCACATTCTGTTTGTGTTTCAACGGGTTTCTTTACTTGATAGCCAATTACAACATCTTCAATAGAGGGAAGAATAGGTGGTTCTTCAACTGGCTCATTAGGGGTTTCGCTTGGTGCTCCTGTCTCCTCATTCTTTTCGATTTCTTTCATTTCATCCATATATATCACCTCTTACTTCCATCGTCCAATTGCAATATATTCCATCGTATTATTTTCACTTCGCAGAGTAACACCAGTGGTTGATTTACCACCAATTGCATAGTTTTCCCAGCTGCTACTTTTCTATTCACTCATACCAATGCGATAATCTGTGTTAGCAAAAGCTGCGCCAAAACTAGAAAATGAGTTATTACCACATGAACCCCAACATATCTGTGTTCCGTCATCGAAACGAACGTAGTTCTAGCCAGAAGCGGAGACGCCATTTCCTAACCAACTTTTCAAAACATCCTTATTAACGTCCTTGATCTTCGTGCCATTGTCTGTGTAGCCTGCAATATAGTTTAAATTTGAAGTTGTAAGACCAGCGCCAGCGAAACCGATTCGAATCGTTTTGTTTCCATCATTGTAATCCGTAACTCCAGTGGTAGCGATGGTAGCGTTCCCGTCTATATTCGCTGTAATAGTAGAACGATTTATACTTACCCCAGGATAAGACGTTGTAGGGGAAACACTTTGATCGTTGTTTGTGTACGTACTTGTTTTAACATCCCAGCCAGCATCCCAATCTGCATAAAGTTTATAGCGTCCACCACCACGAAGCCAGAAAACTGCCACCGATCCATTCCGCATTTGACTATACCCGGCTGGATTTGCGCCAGATGTTACCCAACTACTGAAATTATCCAAACAGATACTATTTGCATCCGTTGTACCACAACCACAAGCAGTGATTAACATATCTAAATTCACAGTAAATCCATAGCTATGGGTGCTCCATGAAGGTTTTGAGCCACTATTTAGCTGTACGTTACATTTAATATGGCGAAGACCTTCATATGGAATACCATTAGAGGAAACCACCGGATACCATGTGTTCTGATCAAGGTTTCTTAAATCAACCCATTGTTCTTTATCAAATAAGGTTCCGTTTGCAAAATTAGCAGTGCCATTTAGATTTGCTGTAATCGTAGCAGGTTGTCCTGCCGCTTTAATGACATCTAACGTACCATTGTCATAAGCTACCATGCGAACATTGTAATCTTTATAATTGGCACCAATATCTTCTGCATGGAAATCAACGTATTTACCGACTTCTATAACACCGTCATCACCAACTGCAGGAATTACATTCTAATAGCCTGTACTTCTCGAACTGACATCGTAACCTTTCAACTTCATTGCATTCAGCGCATCGCCACCAGGTTCAGGAGAACCAGCGTAATTATGTGTATGTCCAGCAGCAGCATATAGCGTATCTGCCTTCGCTTTGATCCAGTTCCATAAAGCAGCCAGCGGTCTGCGGGTATACTTCGTGGTCGCACTGCCATCATCACTTGTAACTGTAGCACCAACCATAACTGTATCTGCATCTTCAACAGCGTCAGCACTTGTCTCCAGTGTATCTACCAATTTACCCAAGTCATGCGTATGATCGGCAGGGGAGACACCCTCTGCGGCCAACTCTTCACTTGTCATCTTATCTGCTGTCGCTACATGGCCTGTATTATCAACACTGATGCGATATAGTCCAGCCTGTTTTGCCTCGTATACCGGGTGAGTATAATTGTTAGCTCCAGCTTCAATACCATCCAGCTTTGCTTTATCAGCCGAGCTCATCAAACCATTGTTTTCAGTAGTAGCTGGTTTTGGATCGCTTAGACCAGCAAGCTTGTTTTTTTCTTCTGTTGTATAGTCGTTGCTGGACAGGCCGAATCCTTCGATTTTATCCACCTTTGTACCGAGCATAGCCTCGATCGTTTTCCAGAGGTGAACCGCACCCGTTCTGTCTAGCTAACTTTTCTTTTCATTATTCATCGATATGTGATCGCCTCCTTATAAAACGTTTTATTTGTAATGCGTTGTTTATATCAGTTTGCGGAATTTAAATGTGAAGGTGGATGCGGTATCTGAATTCTTAGAACCCTTAATTTGGAGACGAAGATCTTTATCAGTCGTGCGTGAAGAGCGAGTAGTACGCAAATAAAAGCGCTGACTGTTTGGAGCATGACCAGCGTAATGTAAGGTTACTTCGGTGGATTCCTCACTGTTTGTCCCTTCAGCATACCAAGACATGATTCCAGAAAATATATCATAGTAAATACTAATGATTGGGGACTTATCAGAGTAGAATTGCACTGCGTAAGTTCCAGTTGGGATAGCATCTTTGCTGATTCCCGTATCCTGCCAATCGGTTGTGATCGTGATCGCAGAAGTTTGAATCGTCACCACATCCGGAATCACTTCGCTTGCTATCTTGCTCTTAATCCAGCTCTACAGCGCACTCAGTGGCCTACGCACATAGTCACTTGTACTTTTCATCACAACTTCGTCAGAATCTGTGGGGGGGGGGGGAAAGAACTGTATTGAGGTTGGACGGAATGAACTCACTATCAACACCAATATTCATATTTCCTAAAGCCATAATTCGTACCTCCTTTAAGCTGTAGCAATTTTCTTCCAGTCGCCCCATGAAGTCGTGCCTTGACGATAGTAAATGTTGCCATTGCTAAAAGCGAATTCAAAGGAACCACCACCTGAGGCATCGTACCAAGAAGATAAACCAATCAAAAACGCACATGAATGACCACTTGACAGCCCAATTTTGTCACTAAGCTTCAAACCACGAAAAATCAGCCGACCGTTATAGTCACCATCAACGCCATAATAATCAGACGGAGAAGTGTTATCATTTCGATTATCTCCTTCAGGGTAAAGGTCATTATGTATGTGGGTGGCAGGGTTAAATTCAGATGGTTTATTCTGCACTTCACTCCATTCAGGGAGTGTTTTGTTCCCACTATTTATTTCTCCTAGCGCCATATAATCCTCCTTATAAAATGAATATTTTAGCAGCGAAAATTGTCACAATCATGCGGTGCGATACCACATATAAGCGACCAAGTAGGGCGGCATAGAAGATGCGGAACTGGTGTTTGAAATCAAATTATATCCGGCAGAATTACGAGTGTTTGTTGTGTAGGCATCGCCAATACCTGTGTTTGAAACCATCTCCTTAGAATCTCCTATACTTACACCTTCGACAGTTCCTGCAATATTAGCTTCATTATACTTTAATCCTCTTAAAACTTTATTGTCTTCACCCATGAATCCACCATAAAACAAGTTATATCGTAAACCCCAATTATGTTCATGTGTCGTCTCGCCACCAGTCGCTCCAGCCGTATAGCTATCTCCAGCTGCTAAAATAAATCTATCTTTGATTCTTTCCTATGATCCACCAAACAGTATACTTGGTTCAGTAGAATTAAAACTCATATAAATCGAGCCAATAGGGTAGGCTTCTACCCCCCCCCTGCGATATTTAAGTTCCCGATTGCCATATTTCGTAATCCTCCTATTTTGTTTATGGAATGTAATAGTATATCAGCATATCTCCACGATTTGTTGGTAGTTCGGTTACCAAGGAGCTCGAAATGGTTAATTTATTTCTATCTAACAATTCGTAGCTAGTACCTTCCTGCCAAGCGCCTGTCATTGCGTGACCTATCGCGATTGCCCCATCTGGTAATGAAATATCAAGAACTGTCCAATTACATTCTCCAGTTTTATTTTTTAATTTTACTCCACTTATAGGAAGGCTTACACATCCGATTTTGTTTTTTAATGCTTCTGCAGAAGCGACTTTTTTAGCAGTATTTTCATTTGTTGAGATCTCTTCAAGTGATAAAACATCTTTGTATGACACTTTTTCACTTAGTTTATTGTCCACCTGTGCCTTGGTATATCCCTCAACAACCGTACCACTACCGCTATCTGTTTGTCCGCCGCCCTGCACGATATAATACTGAGCTGTAATTTCAGTTGTTGGAACTGATACAGCTCTCAGACGCACATATCCATCAAAGGTCTCCGGGTTTGCAAACTGGGCGTAAGAGGCCACTTTTGCACTGGCCGGTGTCACGCTGATAGAAATAACATCCTTTGAGGTGATCCCGTCGATGTCGAGGTCAATATACTTTGAATATCGGTCCACCGTATCGTCAGTAAGCTAACTCGTAGTCGGAATAGTCAGTGTGTGGATATTGATCGTATTTGCCTTTACCTTCAACTTCTCGTCAATCTCATTCTGCTGGTAGTATCGCTCATCATGGGTGTGACCATCATCGCTTTTCTTTGAGAGCTTTACATTGATTTCGTCTTCTGTATAATAACGGTCATCGTGGTTGTGTTCTACATTTGCTTTCTTCGCCAGAGCATCACCAACGGCTTTGGCATCGGCAGCGAAATTCTCTTTTGTCAGAGTCTTGTCTACCGCAACAGAATCCAGTTTCAACTTGTCCAGCTCAGTGCGTACATTGGTCAGCCCGGCATCAGCTGATTTTGCAATACTCAGCGCCTCAGAGATCCTTGTACCGGTCACCTTTGCATCAGCAGCACGTCCAGATACAGTCAGTGTCGCATCCACAACAACCTGCGGCGTAGGCAGGGGATTGCCGCTATCATCGACCATGCCACCAGTGATCGCATCAATCTCTTCATTCGTCAGTGCAGCCAGTAGTTCATCTGGGTGCGGGGTATCAATCGTGATATCGCCCGTCTCTCCAGTTGTCACTGTAGTCACACCACCGCCAGCGATTTTGATTTTATCTTGCGCCGTACCGTTCAGAATTAAATTGATATTAACTTCACCATTGACTGCGTTTTTGTCAGCTTCCAGCGTGAATTTTGATGGGTTCAAAAGAATCCAGTCATCGCCACTATAAACATACAAGCTATCTGGGCGCAGGTAGTAAATCTTATTAGACAAAGGAGCCAGCGGAAGCGAGCTTACGATCTCCAAGTCTTTGCTGATTTGAATTCGTCTTGTGCCGATATCTCGATAAGTGCTTCCAGTATCAGTACATACGATCAGTTGGCCGTCAATCACAGGAGCTTGATCCAGCTGAGACTGTGCGACCTCGCGTAATGATAAATTTGCCATACTCAACTCCTTTGCTTAATAAGATTCACCACACAGCGTCATTGCCATGTGGTGAAACAAATCAATTAGCCATCAAGGGATTTCCATGTAATAGCGCCTTCCAGCACCTGTACACGACCATCCATGGTGGTATTCAGACCATCTGCATAAGTCTTTGCACTAGCCAGAGCGTTATTAGCCTTAGTGGTTGCATCATCAGCAGCGGTAGAAATAGCCTCAGCCTTCGCAGCAGCCAGCTCATCCTGAGTGGGCTTTGCATTCCAAGCCTTGCGCTCGTCAGCAGTGATATGCTTTACAGCATCCTTGATATGCTCGTCCAGCTTGTCATTAACGACCTTAACCTTCGCGTCTGCTTCAGCCTTGGTGTAAGCGTCCGGCACTGCAACATACAAACCATCTTCCTCAACGGTGATGCTGTTATTGCCTTTGGTAGACACACGAACACTGACAGAGATCTTATTGTCATCAGAAACAGTGACCTCAGCAGTAGGAGTGACCACACCAACATAGATATCGATCAGAGCGCCAACAGGAATCTTCACGACCTCGCCAGTGGTGATAGTCAGCTCGATCTCGTGGGTCTTTGTGTTGTAGGTACCGGTCTTCACAACCAGATCCTTACCCAGATTGATCACCAGCTCATCGCCGCCAAACACAGGCAGCTTGATGGTGCGGGTCTCTGCATCATAGGTGGGATCATGGGTCAGGCCGCTCATCACGGTGGGAACAGGAGCACCGTTCTTTGCCACACTCAGAGTGCCGGTAGCAGGGGAGTAGGTGACATCCGTAACGAACAGACCTTCCTTGCCCTCGGTTGCGGCGATTTTTGCATTCACATAGTCTGCCACAGCCTTGGTGGTGGGCAGATTGTCATCGCTTGCATCCGCATTTGGAATCTCAGTCACAACGGGGCAATTCAGCTGTACGAACTCAGTACCATTCCAAATGTGGAAGGTATAATCAGTCATACGGATATACAGCAGACCCTGAATCTGGCCGCTTGCAGGCAGAGCGCTCACCAGCTTGCAGCTCTTGGTGTACTCATCAGTACCCTTGAAAATCTGGCGCGTGTCTGTAATAAAATACAATGTGTTGGCATCTTTGGTAGTCAGCTTATCATAATTCGCTTTTGTACCGTAGCCAAAATTTACATTAGCCATCTTTGCCTCTCTTTCTTAAAACTCTTGCCAAACAAAATTTGTCGGCTCAACGTAAAAAGGTTCAATAGAAAAAAGCCCCGTGGCTTCGCTTTGTTGAACGATCCACGGAGCGTATTTGCCATTTTCGTCTTTCACCATAACGGTTTGACCTGCATAAGTGTCTTCCGTCTCATTTAATTGCTCGTTTGCTTCAGTAACGCTTGCAAAACAACGATTGCGTGGGCGAATCTTTTGAACGGATAGGTCATCACGCACATACATGAACTCCGAGGAGTCCTTTGTGATGATCATATCCCTGCCGTCCAACATTCCCAGCGCAATCGCAGCTTCTACATCTTCGGCGTTACCATATCCAAGCTTGGAATATTTAGCCTGTGCCATCTTTGCCTCCTTATAAAAGAAGCGGATGGCTTAGAACGGAACCACCCGCAAACTACCGTCTTCAGTTTCGACACTCTCCTGAGTAATCTTGACTGCGCTACCGATCGGCTTACCATTAGCCAGCAGCTGCAGGGTGTGGTCGTCGTTGTAGCTCAGGTCATCAGCCTTACCGTCCAGAATAGCGTTGTTACGATCACTCAGTGCCTTGATTTGTGCATTCAGTGCGATAATGCGCTGGTCAAGTGCGCCCAGAGCCTCATCAGGAACAATGTCGCTCCAATTCTGGATGGGAACAACAGTGATCACGCCGGGGCCAACCTTCCGCACATGCTGAACAGTCGTGCCGTCGGGGTCCATTGTTACATCAACGAATGTCAGCTGGATCTGGATATCGCCCGGCTCATTGGTCAAATTGGTGTCGATAGGCAGCTTATACTCCAGCTTGTTCTTATAAAGCTCTTCTGATTTCTCCAGAATCTCTGTCTTATATCGCTTGCTGATGGGCAGAACGTACTCAAGCATCACGGTGAATTCACTCATGTCAACATCCTTGTATGTAGTGTCAGCCAGAAAGTGGAGAGTGTCCACCTGCTTACTACGCTCCATAATGCGTTCCCGCTTGCTTACGGTCAGTGTATTATCCTCATTGATCAAAAAGGTATACATATCACACCTCCTTCCTGATGATATACAGATACTCATCCTTTGAGATTTTGTGTCCGGTAAACAGATTGTCCAGGAGCTTGTCCTGAATCATTCCACCATTGTACAGTCGATGCATACTCTCAACGAACTCGCTATACTTCTTCTCGTCACTCATAGCAGCCCTCCTTGAATCAAACTCAAAGTGTAAGCATCAATAATAGCCTCAGGCGTTTTACCACCCAAGGCTTTCAGCTGCTCATATTCATACAGGTCAATTTCCTGCAGTTCCACGGTATCATACTCGGGGCAGGGGATGAGATAATACCCGTCCACATGCCAGATATGATTGCCGTCACTGCTGATAATTCCCTGTGCATCATCTTCCACACAGTTCACCATAATGTCGTGCTTGGGCTGATACTTTACAAAGCGCAGGTGGTCAAGAGCATCGATCACCCGGCCATTTTTCAATACCTTATAGTACACTCTCAACACCTCCTTAAACGCTGAACATCAGGCGGATACCCTGTTCGTTATTTGCAGGGGTAAATCCGTAATATTCACCAGTCACAGTCACAGACCAGAAATAGCTGCCATATTGAGCATTCGGGCTTCGCGTCCAATATGCTGCAGGATTGCCATTCTCGTCATTGCAGATGCGGCTGGTATTGTCAGTCATAAAGCTGATCGCCGTACCTTCGTAAATATAAGGCTCGACATTCTGAGAGGGGAACAACTCGGCCACAGAGGGCAGATAGAAATAACTGTCCGCAGTTATAACTTCGCTGCTCTTATCGCCAATGGTACTGCCAACCTTGACCTGTTTGATGATCTGTTGCCAACCAATCGGAAGAGCATTCAAAATACGACCGTCAAGGAATGTACGGATATTCGCATCTGCCCAGCCGCCAGTGTTGGTGGAACCAGTATTCAGAGCCATTTTCTGACCAAGCAGTCCGGCCTGAATAAAGGTGATAGAACAACGCTTGTTGGAATTGTCGCTCAGGTAATACCGTTTAAAGCCACAAGCCTCGAAGGTGAAGTCCTCATGTGTCCATGCGGCCAACTTCCGGCAGGCAGCGTCACCCAGGTCGGTATACCAGAGCTTGCCCCAGTAGATTGTACCCTTTGCGTAACGCTCGTAAGCGCCGTCGTCTGCCTTAGCACAACCAAATACCAGAGTGGCATTTGTCTGTGTAGTGCGAGTACGGTTCAGCTGAATATAGCCAATCTCAGCAGCAGTAGTATTTGCCGCATAAACGTGAATACCATTTTCGCCCTTAGTATGGCGCAGAACGATCATATCACGAGAACCAAGATGTGCGCCTGCGGTGGATTCAGTACCCCAGGCAACCTTAGAGCCATTGTTGACCCAGAAGCGGAAACCATTCATGCCGTTGGTCTGGAAGCACTGAGCAATTACAGAGTTTGCGGCAGAATCTTCGTCGATTCGATAGTCCAGTGCCATAACCCAGCTGCGGTCCTCAGACAACAGAGATACGCCGGTATCGACATAATTCTTGCCAGTAAAGATCTTCGGTTCGTTGAACAGAACTTTCTCTTCTACGTCGCTAAAGGTGAAGTCATTGCCCATCTTGATAGTGATAGCGTCTTTGTCAGAAACAACACTCTGCTCCAGATTCACCTTGGTCATGGCATAAATCTCAACAGGGCGTAGGTCACTCAGCTGCTTATCTCTGAAGTAGCCGCTGACGTATTCGCATATATCGTAAACAGCATTGATATCCTTATCGCCATTAACATAGCCACCCTTGTCCCAGCCACTGAACAGATAATACTTATAAGCAGTCTCTTCGCTGGTATAGGTCGGAGTGTCGCCATCATACAGAACCATAGAGCCATACGGAGCAGTTGTCTGCTGTAAAACAGCGCCGCGATTCATATAGCGTACACGATACTGACGCACAGATTCATCGTACACAGCAGTAACAGTCTGATTCTCAAAGACAGGAGTGAACTCTGTGTCCCATCCACTGAATGTAAATACCGTACTGATGGTACTCGGGAAGGTAGGTGTCGGGATAGGATTGTCAGAGCGGGTCACAGGGTCAACTGCACGCTCGCCCTTGTCAATATACTGGATATCCAGAACAGTGCCATCCTTATTCACGAACTTCCAAGTGTACTGATTGATCATGGTGTTGTAAGTGATCTCCAAGTCAGGCCAGCGCTCTGTGTACAGCAGCTTCTCACGCTCACGGATAATAGGCACGTGCACTTTGCCTTCCACGACAGAATGGTCAGTGTTGTAGCCATTTTCATCCAGACCGCTCATTTCGTACAGGCGATTCAGCAGGGAAGTATCAGCAAGTTCCCAATCAATGCCGGTGATGCGCACACGGTTCAGGTTGGTGCACTTGCCCAGCATATCTTTCAGATCGATGGTTGCACACTTCTCAACAGTCAGCGTAGTGATATTGGTGTAATCCTCAATCGTCAGGTCAGTCAGATAGTTCAGGTTCTTTGCGGTCAAGCTGGCGATTGCAGGCAGGTGGGCGATTTTGATCTTGCCGCCGCTTGCAAAGGAGACACCGGTAATGCCAGAGCCGTCAGCATAGAACTCTGTCAGGCTGGTGCATCCGGTCAGACCAATAGACTTCTTCAGGTTCGGCACGTTCTGTAGGTTCAAGTGTTCCAGCAGAGTGTTATTGCCAACGGCAAAGTCAGTCATGTTCGTATTCTTATAACCGCTCACAGCAGAGCCAACTTTCAGCTCTGTCAACTTGACACCGTGGCTGAAGTCAACATAGCCGGGATAGAAGCCAGAGATATCACCGATACTCTGAATGATAGAAGCATTGTAGACATACACCTCAGTATCGTTCATGGCCTCGATGGGGCACTGGATCTCATAGGTCTGTCCACGCTTGCCGCGCACCTTTACAGGGTTAGAGCCGTACAGAACAGAGACATAGGTATCAGCGTATGGTGTGATATGGAATGTGCCGTCCGGCTTTACGCCAGTCCAGTTGGTAGGAGTATAGCCACGAATGGTCATATCATCACTGGTTGCGGCAGAACCGGAATACTTTGATGCCATGTACTTTTCCTGATAGCGCTGGAACTGCCGACGCTGGTGGCGCTTGTTGCCGTGCATCATGGGCAGATAGCTGGTGGTATTGATGGTGGGATCTTCGTAGGTGCGGAAATATTTGCGCCGCATATCCATGATCCAAAGCTTTTCGGGCTTCACATCCTGATAGTCCTCGAACTTCTTCAAGATACGAGTTGCACTCCACGCCAGCGCATTTTCACGGTTGCGGAACATTGCGGCCATCTCATCGGGGAACAGGTCACGCAGCTTGCACCACAGCTTGGAGTCAGCAGCGTTAAACACATTCTTTGTGCCGATGGTATCAGTATCCTCGTAGCCATAAGTCAGAGTCAGACCACCCTCGTTATCATTGCCCATGGCGGTATCGTTATCGTAGTCAAAGCAGAAGTCCCAGTGAACAAGATCGCTGGTGTGCGGGAACACGTTCTTTGCACGGTTATCGACCATGGTGTGACGCTCAGTAAACAGATAATGGAAAATAGCAGAATCCAGATCGAAGTGATCCTTGAAATGCGCCTTAAATTCCTCATCATCCGCATTCACCACCCAGTTTTGAGCTGTAATCCACGCCTGTTTGCCAGCCTCGATCTCTTCCTCAGTGCAGGCAGGGTTACTGTAACGGAACTCAAAGGAGTGGTCGCCGTCCCAAGTTTCCTGCGAGAAATCGCCGCTCAGGAAGCGGGTCTGCTCATCGGCGTTGTTGTCGATCTCAACGATAAATTCCTTGTGATTCTCGGGGTCCATACCCATCGTATCATTGTTCTTTTTGGAGTTGCCAATGTCGCCGCAGGCATAGAAGTGCCATTGACCATCGTTAAATACGGTCGCATTGGTGGTATCAGTCTCCTGAATAAACACGACACAGGGATAGAACGCCATTGTATCACGCACTTTGGGATTATCCTTTTTGGCCTGACGCACATAGGGGTTAAATTCATTAAAATCATCCGCCAGCAGGGAGTTGTTTGCATTCTCAGAAGAAGCAACATTGACTTTGATGTTAAAATACTTCTCAGGAACGCTATTTTCGGTCAGTGCATAGGTGTCGCCAGTAGTGTCATCACCAAACGTAAAGCCGCCTTTGCAGTTGATGTCAATATTTCGAGCAGATGCGCCATAGTGGTCTGAGCTGGTGCCTTGACCCTTGTGAGAGCCAGTAGCAGTCCAGTTATCCTCCTTAGCACGACCGTTCTTATAGATCTGCTGGATCGTAGTGTTGGCGACCTCGTTCTTCTTGCCGGTAGTGAAAGTAGGTGCAGAGATCTTGATGATACGCAGATCGGGGCACTTCTCTGCCAGCAAGTCGGGGGTCAGTTCGCCGCTCGCATCCGTAATGTCGTTGCGCATATAGCGAGAGACCATCTCTTCGGCGTTCTTCGCATCGGCAATAAAGTTATCCAGAATCTCATCATCCGTCAGGTTCATACCGTAGCTCTTCATGCGGTACACGATAACGTCACAATCGTCAGAGCCAATAGTAATGCCAACGGGAGCAGCCTGAGTAAAGCTGTCGCTGGTATCATACAGTGCAACACGGCAAGGGATACCGTCACACCACAGAACCATCTCGCGGAACTGTTTGTCCGGCAGAATATTGAACTCGAACTCGAGAAAATCGTCCTCACAGATGGGCAGATCAATACTGTTCTGGTGGCTGGTTAGCGTAACCTTCTGAGCCTGAATGTTCAGACCAACACCGCCATTCAAGCAAGTCACGGCAGTAGCATCATAGTTGCGGACGTTCGTGGTCTTAAACACCAGCTTGAAATTCTTGCCGCTCTTCTTTGCATCGTCTGCGAAAAGCTTATAGCTGATGGTAGCAGTTGTGCCAGCTTTGACGCAGAAATAGGTGTCGCCATCTTCATCGATCTGGTAGCCGCCGTTCACCCAGTCAAAGTTGTCGCTGACAGTCATCTTATTGCTGCCAGAACTCCACAGGCGGTTCACATCTGCGTTGCTGCGGCCAGTTGGGTTAAAGTCCAGCATCAGGCCGGTCTTAACGGGCTCAATGGTAATACCCAGGTCTTCGATCTTTGCGGTGATGCTCTTGATGGTAGCGCCACAAGTAATGGTCAGAGTGTGGGTGCCAATATCAGAAGATTTAAAGCTCCAAGTCTGAGCAGTACGACCAACAGTCAGTGTAGAAGTCTTAATGCCGTCAACTTCAAGCGTAATGCTTGCAGTAGAAGAGGCCGGGTTATAGACAGTGTAAACAATGCCGGTGGTACTATACTGTTTTGCGGTGAACTCCTTTGTGGCGCAGCTGATGATCGGTGTGTTATTGCCTTCCTCTGCCCACATGATATCTTTATAAATGGTGTTGCTGGTCACAGCTTTGCCATTGATATTTGCAGTCATGGTCACTTCCAGCAGGTGAGCGCCATGTCTCTGTGCCGGAATCGCATAGGTCATCTGTCTTCCGGTAACCGCAGTTGTAACACTACCAAGCTTTTTGCCATCCAGAGTAAAGGAAACGTCCTTATTGATATTTCCGTATGGAGTAAAGCGGAAAGTAACTTCACCACTATAAACCAGAGAATCATCGAAGATACTCTCCAGATAAAACTCGACAATATTGATATTCCAAGTCTTTGAACCCATGCTGCCAACGGAGTCAGTGACCTGCAATTTGATCTTGTTGTCGCCATTGTGCAGATACTGAGTGATGTCGAAGCTGTTCTTGCCCTGGTAAACAGTCGAAGTTGCGACCTTTGTGTTACCAACGTACCATACGCCAGTAGCATCGCCAGTGTCTTCGCCAGAGTTATCCACAGAAGTAAAGTTGAACTCGACAGTTGCGGTGTCGCCCTTAACAACAGCGATAGAAGACTCGCCAATACGCTCAATGGTGATTGTAGAGGTACTACCACCGCCACCGCCGCCACCTTCAATAATAACAGTGGTCTTGACCGTGCCGTTCTCCAACAGGTTCAGCTTGGAATCTTCGTAAGTGATATCATACTCGCGACCAGAATTCTCATCTGGCTTAAAGTCTTTCAAGGTTTCCTGAATCTTAGCGATATCCGCATTGGCAAGGTCAACAGAGGTCTGAATGCCGCCAACTGTATTCTTTAGGCCGCTCACGTCACTGGATAGCACATCAACGGTCGTCTTGTCTGCTTTCTTATCGAGCAGTGCGTCGGTGGCTTCCTTATTATAATAGGAGGACTTCAAAGTCTCCGGCAGGTCGCCAACACTGTCCTTCAGCTCCTGCACAGCGGCATCATTTGCAGTCTTATACTCAGTCAGCTCAGTCTGAACAGGGGTCACAGCAGTGCTGATCTTATTGTCCACAATGCCGTTATACATGCTTACCCACTCAGCAGAAGGGTCAGTGTTTAACTTGATCTTTGTGATCTCTTCAGCACCATTTAGGAATGTCAGGGTGCGGGTATCGTTGTCATACTGCACATTGAAATTTGCCAGACCATCAACGGCAGCAATCTCGCCACGCAGCATCGTAACAAAGCCATCAACCTCGTCCTTCTTATAGAACTGCGCCAGCTTTTCATCCACACTTGCAACTGCATTCTTTGCGTCCTGTGCGCTCTTCTCAGCAGCGGATGCGGCAACCTGTGCTTCGCCAACCTTCTGACTCATTGTTGCCAGGAACTGGGTATACCAGTCATTACCACTCGGATCGACCATTTGCTTGCCGGTCAGCGATTTCAGCACATTCAATCGGCCATTCGGGCGGGTGCGCCACAGATAGCTCTTGGTGGTGCTTGTATTCGGGACATTCACAGCACCGGATGCCATGATCTCAAACTGCAGCTCGCCCTCTTTTGCAGTAGCATCATTTGCCACCAGCCAGTAGAAGCGGATCTTGGTATTGCTGTAGCTCACGTTGATAGGGGAAGCGTAATTCTCCTCTCTGTCTGCATTCAGGTAGTGAATCTGAATCGTCATCTGAAGCAGGTCAATACCATCATAGTAACGCGGCATTTCAAACGGAATAACCTGCGAGTTGGATTCCTGTGTGATATTGATCTGATTTGCATCCAGCTGAATGTCTTTGTTTTTGTCGATGTAAGACCACTGGTCATCAGAGTAATCAGCAAACCAGGTGTAATTGCCACTACGCTCAAATGTCTCTTCTCCGTTATCATCATACACGGCAATTTGGTCTTCGTCATTTAATTCCAGAGTTGCGACATCTATATCATCAACAGAAACATTTGCGGGACTTGCAGCTTTTTTCGCAGCCAACCGCTTAGATTCTCCAAAAGATAGTGCCATTTGCTCACTCCTCTCTTATTGTTCATCTGCCGTAGTGGCAGTTAATTCGGGAAAATATTTATCAAACAAATTGTCCTGATAGAACGTATATTTGTTGTTTACGATATAAGTGTAATAAGGGTAATAGCGGCTCAAAGAAAGCGACATCGTGCCTTCACCCAGATTCATAGAAATGCTTTTGATGATCCAATCCACGGGGGTCTTACCGCCCAGATATTTGGCAGCATACTGAATCTTTTCATTCACGTCGAGCCACGGAACCAGTCGCGTGGTCACACTCAGGCCGTCAGTCAGGCGGGCACGCTTCCACAGTTCGTATTGACAAACTTCCATGGCTGCGTCATCCGTGGTGTAATTCTCGTAGTCTCCACCCGATAGAATCTCAGTTCTACGACCGATCTTTTCAATGGACAATCGTGCATTGTACAGGTCATCAATATTGTTCGGGTCATTCACACAAATAAAAGCCATATTATCGCAGTTATCTTCTGCCTTTTGAGCTTCGATCTCTTTGGTAGCCGGGATTTCGTCCACCAGTTTTGCCATAGCGTGACTCTGCTGTTGGCCCAAAAAGTAGATGCGGCCAGTATTCGGATTCCACTGGAGAACATAATACTTCGTTGCCTTAATACAGCCTGGGTCTTGAATAATATCCGAACCATTAGCATCAGTCAAAGAACGATACAACGTACTTGTTTTTGTCTCAGAGCCAACTTGTTCATTGCCGTCTTTATCCTTGTACTTCCATGTAAATGTCAACACAACTGTCATAGCGCCACTTGTTACGTTGCCATTTTTGTCCGTCTTGGCAGCTTCAACATTTGCAGGAGCCACAAAAGATACTTTCGTTTCACTTTTCCATGTTGATTCGGTTGCGTTCAATACAAGGTTGATTGTTTTATTTGTTCCAGACCATCCTTTTACAGTGGCAGCTCCATCCGCTTCAATCGTTGCACCAAACACTTCAACGCAGTTTCGGACAGCGGCATAATCCACTGTGGCCGACTCGCCATCGTTAGTCACAAGCTTCTCGAATACTTCTGGGTCAAGCACAGGCGGGTCATCAAATCCACTGGGAATTTCTTTGCATACAAACACATCATCGTCAAAACGCATCTCAAACGGATAATACAGGTCACGCAATTCTGAGAGAATATCCCAAACAGTCGAGCCAGTATCATAATCCAAGTCGTGTGGAACAGTGCGGCTCCAATAGTCGATAGAATATTTCTTAAACTCCGTCTCGTCTCTCAGTACCGCCCAGATAGCATCACCGATACGAGTGCCTTTCTCTATGCGATGTGTGCCACCAACCAGCTGTCCACCTAAGTCTCCGTTGATACGAGAAACCAAATCAACACAGCTTGCCTGCACAGTATTTTCTGTTGCGCTATATATAAAGCCATTGGATGTAAATGTATAGCACCCCTCGTTGTACCAATAGATTTTTACACCATTAACATAAGAACTGTCAGCTGAATTGGAATAGCTAAGGAACAGGTCGTTATACAGCTCATTCAGTGCGGTCTTTGTGTCAATCACTTCTGCCTGAATGTCGTGCATGGAATGTCCTGCAAACACACTGGTTTTTCCGTAGGTCTCCCTTAATTCGTCCTCACTCTAACCGGCAATAGCAGAAACATCCACCTTACCAAGCGTAACTCCGTTCAGAACCATGCCTTCAACAGCAGCAATCATCCCATGGACATGCATTTTGTTACCATACACGAAACTATCGATGCCTGATTTATCTACCTCAAGGATATTGGCAGGGGAGAGACCGCCGCTCATTGACTTCGCTTTTATTGCCACAGCATCCAGATAAGCATAGATATCATCCTCCACAAGCGGCACAAGTCCGTCTTTGGTCTGCAACATCGGTGTAAATGCGATATAAGGACCATCTTGACAAATTGGGTCATCACTTCCCAAAACTGTAGAGTAATCACCAAGTTTTGTGTACCATTCCTCTGCTTCAGCTGGGTCATCCGGTGGCGTGCCGTCATTGATCTGGTCAAAGAACGTATGATACTTTGAGATATTGGCTCGTGTCCACACCAGCACATCTCGATTCAGATTGTCGATATTGCCGTATTTTGCATAGCCTCTATTTGTGATGTCCTGAATCAAATCATCATAATTCGTCGCAGCGAGCTGATAATCCGCATTTTCCCTGATCATCTCGTCAATACTCTTTGAAGCACTGATTTTCGACATTCCTCTTCCTGACAGACCAATGAATACACGCACATTTTTACTGATCCAATCCTCTTCCGTCAGGCTGGAAATGCCACTCTTCTTACCCAGATACAGGGTCACATTAAAGGTTCGCCGCACGTCAGATTCTGAGTCGATAGAAACAGAACCATCGATCACAAGACCTTCCAAACTATCAATTGTAAGAAAATCTTTGTTCAGCATATCAATGCGGCAGTAAATATTAGACGAATGATTGTTCAATAGCGCCAGGTCTGCGTCAGTCGGAAGATATGTCATACGCTGCCTCCCGGCTGATAATCACTCAGCCCATTGTCATACATGTCGCTCTCACTCTCTGCGTCACCGAGCTCCACAAAGTCGAATTCTAATACGCCCTTGTCGTAGTGATCAGAGCAGGAGATAGACACATTGCCATTAACACCCATTAGCCATCTGCGGCCATCAAACATCTTCAACAGCTTTGCACTGCCGTTGGTCAGCCATTCGCTCAGTTCATCACGGAACGCATTGCCGCCATTGATATCAAAATCTTTCATTGTGTTATCAAAACGGATGCCAACACCAGAGAAGTGGCCGCTGTAATAATTGGCTTCACTGCCAGCAAATAGATACGGGTACTTGCTTCCCATCGTCTCGACAACTGTAGCAGAACGTACCTTCTCAACACTGTCCACTTTCGGTTCAAGGAAAATATGGTAGGTCTTGTTGCCGTCAGTGATCACAGCACCATCAAAGTCACTTACAACGCTGGCCTTCGCATAGCCAAGCTCAATGCCATTTGCAACGGGAGCTACGGCGTACTCATAGTCGGTCTTGCGGCCAATGGCATATAGGTCGGTGTAATCAATCATCACATAACCATCGTCAGCGCTGTACATATAAAAATCATTGAAGTCTTTTGGCTCCAAATCCTGATTCTTTGTTGCCGATACCTCAACACGATAGTATTTCATGTTGTTCAAGAAGGTCTCAGAGAACCACTCCTTGTATTCGCTGGAACTTCTGAATTCGTCGGTCGATGCAAAATCACTTGATGCCTTGATGAACTTGCGGTCAGCGGTATATGCAATCAAACAAAACGCTTTATCCTCAGATTTGAACTGGAAAGAAAGAACTCGATTCTTGTCGATATAATCCGAGGTCACTGCCTTATAGTTACCCATCGGCTGACCAGTCGTTTTATTGATGTGAAGGTTTGACCAGCCCATCTTCATAATGACATGATTCAGATCGATCTCTTCCTGGTAAAGAGAAGTCCAGATTGCTGCGTCTTTCTTACGTCGCTTGATTCGCAAGGCATTTGCACCACTGCTTCTTGTCAGGAAATACTGTGCGTGCATACTGATATTAGCCATACGATAATTATTCTGCACGGTGAATTCTACGTCATCCACATACTCTGGATAGTCAGTTCGGAACGCCTGTAAGCCAGTGTCCAGCTGATAGCCGCCAACAGATTCTGCCGTCGCTCTCAGATAGTACAGGGTATGGTTATCTAGTCCATCGATCTGGAACCCCTTCAATGAATCACGGTAATAATAGCTCACCGACTTTTTCAGCAGCTCGCGATTCGCATCATAAAGCCAGAATTCATAACGGTTTACAGATTCACCCTCCGATACCTTATACTTGTAAGAGAACTCAAAGGAATAAGAAGGGTAGGGAATAGTAGTCACGCCGGAAGAACTCAGGTCATTCAGTTTGATTGTCGGTTCCTCATGGCAATAAAACAGCAGCTTGTCCGAGTATTCTGAAAACAGATTCGTGCCTTTCAGTCGGCAGCGAATGATCATATAATACGGATCTTTGCGGTTCTCAAACGTGCCTGCCGGAATTGTAAAATATCGTGCCAGACCAGTGCCACCGGCAGGGAATGTACCAAACTTATACACGCCTTTTGAAAGCGTATCACCCTGCAAAATACTGCCCGTCGGAGTATCGAAGACGATAAGAGCAATGATATCAATGTCTGCGTATGCGGCAAACTGAAATGTATGATCCTTTGTGGCATCAAATGCGCCGATTTTAGATAGAATTGGTTTCAAGTTATCACCTCCGAATTATCCTTCGATATATAGCAAAGCTCACCATTGGTATTCACAGCCAGATTCAGTGCGGCCAGAAAATTGTCAACAGTGATTTCTGAAATTGTTTTATTGATATCTGATACGTTTGTTTTCAGGGTCGAGATGTTTGTATTTGCAGCCGAAATCTTGCGTGTCATATCTTGATAGTGATTGGATTCAGCCGTTTTTGCGTCATCAAGGTCTGTCCTCAACGAAGTAATATCAGAAGCATTTTTCTCAATGTTGCTTTTATTGTCGTATACTTGTTTCTTTGTGGCGGTATAATCTTTGTTTGTGAAACCACCAATATTATCATTGAAACCATTCATCGAGCGCCACAGACTAGCTACATCGTCGGCTTCTTTTGTTTCAAGAGCACTTACACGCTCAACCGCTGCGTTTGCAGTTGTGTCATCCGTATACTTTGTTGCAACAGCCCAGTCGCTAAATGTCTATTTTTCGGTTTCACCTCTTGCAGTAATACAGATATACAATGCACCACCGACACCGCCATAAATCCATAGATCATTCACATCGTATGGAGCAGTCGGTGTGTCAGTAAAAACACGGACTTTTTCTGTCGCAAGATCTCGTGCGGATGTTGCCATCGACAGTGCATTGATAACACCGGCATCAACAATTTCCATCCAGAAATACTGCTGTTTATCCTGGTCATATACCCAACGATAGCAAATGCCAGTCCTTTTATCATAGTAGATGTCGTTGACGTGCGCTTGTTTCTCTTCATCTGTCTTCCAATCTGAAGCAGGATAGTTGTATGTATGCGGATGACCATTTCTGTACCAAGTATTGATGGTATTTTTCAGCTGATCCTGAACAGTATCTTCTGTCTGCTGGGATTTGTCTTTCATCGACTCAAACTCGGCGTTCAAGCTATCAACACCGGTCACCAGAGATTTCACTGTCAAAATCTCAACGCTGGTATTACTCTCCGATACGATCAGGTTACGGAAGTTGCCCTGCAATGCAGTCACAACAACCTTCTGGCCCACAATGTAGTCGTGATTTGTTACAATGCCGTACTCGCCACCGAATACAGCGATTTTATAGTGCTGGTCTTCTTTTTCTGTAATCACTCCATAGGCGGACACGTCAAATTTTGCATTCTTTACGGCGTGTTCGGCGGCAGAAGTCACCACTTCGGCCAGCACATCAGTTACTGATTTATCTGCCATCCTATTCCTCCTAATCAAAAATAAAAGCCGACCTGCTAGGCTATCCTAGTGGTATCGGCTGTAAAAACTATTACTTACCGCTTACTTTGCATTTGAGCAACCTTAGTCGGTAACTTCTGTTTGATTTCATTTGCCAGAGCATCAGAGCTGCCAACGGGATTTGTGATAATAATATCGCCAATCGAAGTTGTAACATCTCCACCGCCGCCCTGAACAATCGGCTGAGAACCGTACTTTGTCATCTGCTTCTGGAACCATGCATCCGGGTTGCCGCCCATCTCGAATAGGCGAGAGGTGATATCGGCAGGGACAACACCATCGCCAGTCTCAAGATAAGTGTACCGACCGGAATCCGGCTTACGAACCAACATCTCAGGACCCTGCTCGTCAACGTTAGCAAAATTAGACTTCTTTATTTCCTTTGTGCCACTTGCAAAACCAAGTAATGATCCAAAGAACTTAAACGGTGCTGTAACAACATCGGCTATGCCTTGGCCAACGCCTCTAATGAACTGCCCGGCTCCTTCCGCAATATTCTCAAGCGCCCCTTTCTGTTTAGCAGGCTGTTGAGCAGTTTGTTGTTGCTGTTGTGTCTCTTGCTTTGCCTTCTCCGCCTTTGTAGCGACAGCTTCAAATGCATCACCTGTGGTCGCCAAATCGTTTTTGATCGATGTAACGGCAGCTGTACATCCGTCCTTAATGGACTTGTAAGACTGATCCATCACCCACTGCATATTGTTTGCTAAATTCGTAGCGCCAGGTTCTACATTCTTCCACGAATTGTCTGCATCCGTTTTCAACTGACCATTCTCACCAAATGTATTAGAGCTCGAAGAATCAATCTCGGCATAACCATCTTTCACCGTTCCCTGAGTCATTTCTGCCAGATTAGTTACGCCAGCTTCGTTCATGCTCCAACTATTGTCAAAGCACGCACGCATATCGTACATCAGTTTCTGGGTGTCTTTGCTGGTGTCAGCCCATGCTTGCTCCATTGTCTTTTGAACATTGGTACTCAGGGTCTTTACACCACCGCCAACCTTAGTCCAGCTGTGACCGAATGCCTTGGAGATCTCGTTCATGGCCTTATTTGTACTGTCAACAGAAGACTTATAAGACGCATTCAGCTTTTTGGCAATCTCTTCAGACATATCGCCAGAAGTGGAAGCAAGGCTGTTCCATCCGCTGGTATAAATCTTTTGCAGCGAATCGAACATCGTGTTGGTAACATCTTCAACCTGCTCGGCACTAAGGCCGGTGTTTTCGTTCAGCGCATCAAAGGTATTGTTCACCAGCTCATTCATCTTCTCAGACATCTTTTTGCTGGTTTCTTCAATATCCTTTGTGTCCAGACCGAGCTCGCCAGCCACAGATTTCCAGCTAGACTCAAAGTTGCTCGTCATAGACGAAATTTGGCTCTGGGTCGCCTTCTTTGTGTTGCTGGTGGATTCTGTCACTGTCTTAGAAGAGTTAATCTTACCGACCGTAGACATACGATATACAGTCTTAGTGGCCATATAAATCATGCTTTGAACGGCAGCAATGATTGGATTATCACTCTTCTTGAAAATATCAGAGAGTCCAGACATGAACTCGTTTGTATCACCAAGGATCTCATCATACTCGCTCTCGAAAATTGAGCCAACACCAGCGGCAGCGGCAGCTGCGGCACCACTCAATTTAGCATTCGGGCCTTGGGCACTCATACCAGCACCGGCAGCGGCACTACCGGTCACTTCGGCCAAGCCTTTTGCCAGCCAGCCCTCTGGATTAGCACCAATCGCCATCAGGTTGTCGGTTTCCTTTGCAGGGATAACACCGTCACCTTTTTCAAGATAGGTCATGCGTCCCTGATCGGGGTTACGAACAATCAGCTCTTCGCCCTTTTCATCAACGTTTGCAATCTGACCCTTCTTAACGCCACGAGTACCTTTTGCATATTTCTTTGCTTGGAATGCGGGAGTAGGTTCATCAACCTGTGTGTTGGAAACATCACTTGCAACCGAAGCAATCGTAGCAATCAGAGCAACTGCACCTGCAACAGCTGCAGCGGCAGCAATCCAACCAGCGATAGGGATGGAAGAAAGAGCAGCAGCAATCGCCTGCATCATAGCGGCCATAGCACCGCCAACGCTTGTCACCAGAGTACCAAGTCCAGCGAAGATAGAAGGGAAGAAGCTTACAACGCCAGACGAGATGGCACTACCGATAGACTGTGCGCCAGCCGCAATTGGGCCAAACATACTTCCGACGGTCTCAACAATGCTATTAAGACCAAGTCCAGTCTGACTGTTCAACAGACCAAATCCTTCTGTGAAGAACGAGCCAATGTCAGTAAACATCAACCCGGTTTTCTCAGAGATAGATGTCTATGCACCTGAGAAGAACTTACCGATACTGCCAAGATTGTCTTTCGCAGCACCAACTAGTCTCTCAAAGAATCCACCAGATACACGCTGAATATCGCCTGTATTCACCTTTATTGTGTTGCCAAGGATATCCAATGTCGCAGTGGTGTCTGATTTTAGTGCGGCAGAACCAGCCCTGTTCTTACCAGTGATCCAGTTCCAACCGTCAGAAACCACTTTGGCTGCTCCATCAAACATCTTCTTAAAGCCGCCACCAAGATCAAAGTCACCGTTTTCGCCAGTGAACATGTTCTTGATTTGGTTGATAAAGCCAAAGACTCCACCACCGTCGCCACTTCCACCATTGAGGAGGTTCAAGACATTCGCCAGCGTCTCCAAAGTAGAGATCAGATTGGAAATATCAGTGATAACATTCTTGACATTTGTCGCGCCCTGAATGGCCTGCATATTGTTAAGGGCACTACCCTTGAAACCGTCATAGTGACCTTCCATCTGCTCAAAGGTCATGGCCTCGAACTCGGCTGTGTATTTCAGCTTCTTCTGATAATCATCCCAGCTGGTGCCAATAAGATTATTGGTTTCCTGAACTTTATCTTTGAGTTTTTCCAGCTTGTCGATTTCGTCCTGCTTCTTATACTCGCGCTGCTTGTCAGATAGGTTCTGTCCGGCTTCACGAACAGCATTTTCATCTGCTTTCCATACGAAGCCCTGACCTCTGCCGCCATATACATGGACAGTCTTATTGGCCTTTGCTCGCTCGTACTCGTCCTGAAGCTTTGCCAGCTCGATTGCTCGCTCCTGTGCATCATTTTCTTCATTAAGCGCATCAATCCGTTTGTCAATAACATCGATCCAGGCTTCGCCCTGAATCTTGAGGTCGTTAGACTGTTTGTCATTCAAGTCATCAAAAACGCCGATAAAAGAATTCAAAACAGTATTCAATTGGGACATCAGAGTCTTCAGCTTGTCAGCCGATTTGCCCATGCCCTCCATCGAATCTGCGCCCTTGTTAAGAGAGTCCGCCAATGCACGCAGAATCTCTGCCTGATCTTTGGTTTCTTCTTTTAATTCGAGTTCTGCAGCCTTTGCCAGAATGTCGGCCTTGGTTTTTGCCAGCATCGCTTCTTTATTAAAGACAAGCTGGTTGCCCTCCAATTTAAGGAACTGCAGATACTCGGGAGACATTGTAAGTAGTTTCTGAATACTGTCAATGCTTAAACCGCCGTAAGTGTTGTACTCGTTTGCGACATCGCTCAAATCGGTCCATGCGCTTTGCATATCGTCGATCTTGGAGCTGAATTCTTCGACCGTAGAACCGAGACCATCAAAATAGTCCTGAACAGAGATAACATCGTTTTCAATATTCTCTTTCGCAATTTCGTAACTTCTTGCAATCGCCTTAGATGCTGCGCCACCTTCAGTACGGGCAGCTTCTGCCTGTTGTCTTAACGATTCTACAACTGCATCTTTCAGTACATCACCGCTTAAATCGATCTTGCCAGTATCTTTATTGTAGGCTTTGTTGATCAGATTCGGGTCGTATTTACTATACTTTTTAATGGATTGCAGAGCAGAACTTTGAGCTTCTGTACCTTCATAATCCAGAGCGCCAGTGCGGCTTTTTTCTGTCTTTTCTTTGACTACTTTCCCGTTATCCTATGCGCCTTTGAACCCATCGGTAATACCCTTGGCTTCTTCAAGAGCGGCACTATAGCCCTCAATAGCAGCCACGAGATCCCAGTAGGACATGGTTTGCTCGTCAACATTTCTGGTAGTCCATTCCAGGATTTTATTATACTGAGCCTCACTTGTTGTGTCGTTCTTAAGTTGCGCCGCCTTAAGTTCTACCATCATCAGGTTTTTAAAGGCTTTTGTCTGAATTTCAAGCTGGCCAGTGACATCGTTTTTGGTCAACAGTGCGGTATAACGACTTTCTAAATCAGTTAAGCTTTTTAATGTCTGAATAGTAATATATCCTTGCTCGTTATATTCCTTCATAGCGGAGGATAAAGTAGACCAGGCATCGAGTGCTGTTTTTGCGGTTTTAGTTGATTTTTTGGTAGATTTATCAGCTTTACTCCAAATCTTACTTGGATCTTGATTGAGCATATCAGCCCAAAGCTGATCCACCATCTTATAGTTATCTATAATCTGATGGCCTGCATCCAGAACTTGGAACATTGCATCAAAGCCCTCATTTTCAAGAGCATATTCTGCAGATTCATTTAATGCTCCCTGAAGAAGGATACTTGCGTCTCCAATAACAGCAGCGGCCTGCCCAAGGACTTTCTGTGCGGCAGCAAGAGTGTTTGTTTGTTGAATTTGCGTAACGGCATTTGCAAGCAAAGCAGCTCTTTGAGTCTGAATGGTCGCAGTAGTCAATTTCTTAGCTGTTTCGGTATTGATCTCAAGCTGTCCATTTTCATCCTGAAGCATCGCAAGATACTGAGGGTCAAGGTTTGTAAGTGTTTGCAACGTATCAATGCTTAAATAGCCTGATTTGTTGTATTCTTCAACTGCTGTTTGACACGCCTGATAAGCTTTTTGCATATCATCAACAGCCTGAGCAGCTTCACTCATCTGAGTCTTAGCGTCTTTTACCGATTGAGCAAGTTCTTGCTGTTTTTCGTCAGCAGACGGAGCAACGATTTCCAGCTGTTTCAAAATGTCAACAAAAGCGGCCACATCTTCAGTATTCTCAGTGTCAAAGCCCATGTCCGTCATAATCGCTTTAAGCTTTTCAAGAGCTTCAGTGTCGATGCGGCCTAGATTTGAACCATCGCTGTTTAGTAAGGAAGTAAGATTTGTTGTATCAAAACCACTGATACCGGATCTTAAGGTGTCAACCGCGTCTTTGATTTCGTCATAATCTGAAGTTTGTTCGTCAGCCGCCTTCTTTGATTCATTAACCTGTGTCTGATATGCTTCTTTTGCTTTCGCTTCAAGTTCATCGTAAACACGGTCAACTTCAATCTGTGCGTCAGAAACTGCGCCCTGAACATCATGCATCGATTTGCCAACATAAGAGCTGGCAATATTTTCTGCGTCGAAATCATGGGACAAAGGCTTAGACTGATGCAATGGGTCGTGTGCAACATTGTAAGTATAACCATCAACATTTCCGTGACTGCGGTTATAAGATGCCATTGCCAGCTCTTGTGCGCCAGCGCCGGCCATTGCCATAACATCTGCTTTCGAAAGAATTTTGCCATTCTGCTCAGTACCTTCAATACCGGCAATTATGCCCTTAATACGAACCATCTCACCATTGACTTCTTTTTCAAGTCCTGTTGCATCAAGCTTCAGGAGTTTGTTAAAGTCAATTTCGCCATCCTCATTTTCACATTGAGCAATAATGTCGTCAAGGTAGTCCCATAGCTGGTCTTCTGTTAATGGAATAAGTCCACTCTCAGTTTGCAGCATCGGGGTAAAAGCAACTTCATGTCCATCGATATCTTCTGATCTGCCTAAAACAGTAGAGTATTCTCCAGCTACATCATCTGGATGTTCCTCAGCGAAAGCGGAATAAGTCTTCTTATTTTCGTCTGTCCATTCAATGCGATCTCGTGTCAGATTATTAACGTTGCCATACTTTCCAGCGCCTTCTTCATATGCGGCCTTTTTTGCTTCTTGCAATTTCTTGTAGGCTTCTGTATATTCTTTTGTGCTCTTGATCTCGTCATCAAAAGACATCTCTTCAACAGGAGTAAAGGTGTTGTTACGAGCATTTTTTTGATTTGTCAACTTTTCCAGGTTTTCACTCACAATGTCTGGGAGGTTGTTATCATGGAGTTGATCAACAGCGTTATTATAATCTGTAACATACTGTTTTAGTGTTGTACGCCATTTTTTCAACATGGAAAGGTTTTCCGAACTATACGTATCAGACAAGTTCTCTATTTCCTTGGTTAAATCGTCATATAGTTCAGCAATCGCCTTTGGGTCATCAGGATCGATATTAAATTTGAAATAACTAGTATCCTGATTGAATTCACCAAAACCATCGTTTGCTAATTTTTGAGCAACTTCAGTTTCCTCAGCATTTGCGCCAATAATGACACCTTCGCCCTTTTTCTTGTAAGCATCAACAAGCAGGTCCCCCTGATCTTCAACATTATTTTCAAGATCAGGCCGTGCATTCTCGCGTTGCTGTTTTTCAATATCCTTCAACAGCTGAAGCTGTGTTTCGTAACTGGCATTCTGAAGATTGACCTGTTTTAGCATATCATCGCCAATACCAGGCTGATCCTTTAAGGTTTCAGTTAACTCTTCCTGTAGTGATTTAAGTTCTGCAGTATCTTCTGCGGTATGGGTTGTTTTGTTCCCAATTTCTTCGTATCGCTTGACGATATCTGCAAGGGAAGTCCGTGCCTTGGTCAGCGATTCTGCCTGCTCTTTAGAATCACTCGCAATCTCTGCTATCTTTTCGTCGATTTCCGTAAAGTGCTTATAGACAGCTTGAACTCCCCAGATAAGTGCACTAATTGCTAAACTAGCAAGGATCTGCTTGCCCATTTGCAGAACATTATTCAAGAAAACTTGGTTTGTTATTTGTTCTTTGGTAGCTGCAATTTCTTTGTTTCTCGCAGCAACATCTTTCATAAACGCTGCACTAAGCTGCGGCAATCCATTCTGTCCAAGTTCAAGAACTCCTGCACTAAGCAAACGTTGCACTCTATCTGCGTCTTTATTCGCAGCGGCCCAACCGTTGATTTGTTGAACAGCTGCATCAAAATCAGGCAGAGCGTATTTGCCACCCTTTTTCATAAAACCAACATCCATCAGCTGTGCAACGTCTTCACCTTTGGCTTGATACGATGTTGCAGTCTGTTCAAAAAGGACAGAATTCATCTGCTCACCGGCAGCGGTTGCTTTAAGAAGATCTTCTGTGGTTTCTTTTACGCCATTTTTAACCTCTGTTACCTTAAACATTACCCGCTGAGAAGATTTGTCCAAAGTGGCAAGTTGAGCTGCAAAGTCCTGAAGATTGGCATCGGATTTCTTATCGACAATATTCGTCTTGTCTACTTTTTTTATTGACCCAATTTTAAAATCTCCGGCAAGCATATAGTCTTGTAGCCATTTTGGCTTTCCAGATGCCAATTTCGAACTTTCAAGAGCTTTAGAAAGTGTTCCATCGAAACCATTTCCAAGTTCCTTCATTGACTTGTTTATTGTCGTATCGTATAATAAAATCGGTGGTCAGCCGAAATCACTTGTCAATGAGGTGGAGTTTTATGAAATTTGGTAAGATGAGATATGACGTGCCTTTTGAAAAAATAGGATATGGGCATCCAGACTTTACGTTTTGGGAAGAATTCAAGATTGTAAATGAAGGAAAAAGAATTTACAAAGAAAATCCACAGTATGCTTACTTAAATGACGATCAGAAATTAAAAAATGAGAAACAATTTTATGAATCAGTTGTTTATGCATATATGGTAGATTGTATTTTAAGCAACAGTCCATCGATAAACGAGAGTTATAAGAAATTTGGAAGAGGAGGATTTTGGACAAAGACTGAAAAAAGAACAACTACAAATTATAGAGATTTAAACTATTATTTCCTTCTTTGGTACAGAGATTATCTTCGTGAACAAGCAGACCCGGGCTGCCTCGCTCGTGAACAAGCTCAGAAAGACAAAGAGCTCCAGGAATCCATTGAACTCCACCGCCAGATCGATGCGTACTATGCCGCAAAACACCCCCACGTCGAATGCCCCTATTGTCACTCCATGAATACAGAAAAAATCTCTGGTGTCGCTCGTGGTGTGTCGATCTACGCGCTTGGTGTTGCGTCTCCGAAGCTCGGTAAGCAGTGGCATTGTAATAACTGTAAGAGTGATTTTTAAGCTTGCGGTGCTCTTTACTTTTTGTCTTTTTATGGTAAACTTAAATAGAGACTAGGAGAAAGGAGGAGGTTACAATGACTAGAGAAGAGTTTAATAAGATTCTTTCTGAGGAAACAGATAAAGAAATAAAGCATGTTATTGAATCTATTGATTTTAGCAATAAGGATCAAGATGAAGTTCTGACAGAATCTGTGGCTATCGCAATTGCTGCATCAAATAACATCATCTTATCTGTCTTGGAAAAGGCTGGAGTGTTAACCTACGAAAATTAACACTTCCAGTTGATTGAATTGCCTGAATTGATCGAAGAAGTTTTTACAAATCGTTCACTTGATTCCATTAGCTTCTTTGTCTTTTCAGGTAATTTTTCTTTGATTACTTTCGCCAAATCATCAGCGTTTCCAATAGGTTTTCTCTGTTCTTTAATGTAATCAAGAAGGGCAGTGAGTTCTTTTGCTTCAATTTCAATCTTCATAATAATTCTCCTTTATAAAAATAGCAAAAGCCCGGCCTCCCAGTAGTAGGGAAGTCGGGCTTGTTCATTATGATAGCTGCACAGCAGTTATTTCAGAAGTTCAGCGATTTCTTCAGCAGTCATGCCGCTGGCCAGTGCATTGGCAACAATATCTTCTGCCTTTTTGCGGTTCAGCTCTGCCGCAATCTTTTCATCGGCATCAGCCTTTTTCTTTTCGAGCTTTGCAATCTCTTTATTGATTTTCTTCAGTTCTACTTCCTTAGCCTTGCGGTCAGCATTCAGCGCGGCAATATTCGTGCCGAGTGCTGCGATTTCTTCAGCGAGAGATTCTGCGGCAGTATTTTTCTCAGCAATCTGTGCTGCGTAATCAACGCCATCAAGAACCTTTGCTTTATTCTTGCTTCCTTTGGGTCTAGCCATAATATAAACACCTCCACTACGTGCGTTTTGCTTACATGTTGTTTTTGATATTTTTATTATAGCCAGAAATACTAAGATAGTCAATAAAAATATTTTTCCACTTTTGACGGCAGGGGAGAGACCGCCTGTAATTTTTCCGCTGTAGCGTGTCGCGCCAGCGGTGATTTGGAGCACCCCATAGTGAATCTACGGCGCTGTTACACACGTAGTTCCACTCCGACATTATGCTCTCTGAAGCGTCTCTGATAGCGCCTATTATAATAATGTAGGCACATACAGAGCTTGCCTGCGGATTCCTTTCGGTTCCCGGACGAGAATTACACAAACTCGCCACAGCTTACGCTGCCATGTTCGTCGGTTTTACTAAATACTCCCTCGCACTGCAGCACCTAATATAATAAGCGCAGCAGGCTTGTTCCGTGTCACCACCCGGAGTATTGCTGGGCACAATCGTGAAACCCGTCATTTTGGGTTTACCCAGCTGAGTTGCAAATGCTGCGATGCCCAGTCCAGCAGGAAGGGCACCAGTGAGATTAATGATTTTATCAAGAAGTTTAACAATTGATGTGAGGAAAGATACGCCTCCCTTCACGAGACCAGAAGAGAGGACGTCTTGAGAAAGAACTTGGAAGCTTGCGTCAGATCGGAAGAGCGTCGTGT